GCGTAATAAGGTGTCTGAAGAGGAGAGATTTATCCTGTTCTTCCCCTGATTCTTGATACTTTAAAGATAGGAATGTAGCTCCCTGAGGTCTTGGTTTTCTGATCATGATTGGTATTTTTTATTTATTTTATGAGTGGTGGTCTAGTAAAAGCAATGCTGGGAATTTAACTATAGAGATACTAAAAAGGTATAACTATTTGGTAGTTAGATAGTTATGCTAGCAATTATAAGTAATTAGCACTAGAATATATTAGGTAAGAAATGCAGTAATACTAGCTATTTTCTGAAATTCCCCTCGTTTTTAGCTTTTAAACGATATTTTGAACTACATGTATTAATCCGTCTTTGAAGATTATGTAACTTTATCCTTTTCTTTTTCTGTTTTATACTGTAGTTCTTAACTCCCTCAATCCCCTTACTTTCCAATGAATAGAAGTGAGTTTTACATTTCTCTAACATCTCCAAATCATGGCCAGGTTTCTCTATCCTAAACTCTTTAGTTATACCAACTTCTTCTAAAATGTCTTCCTGAAAAGATATCTTATCATATTTAAAATACACAAATCTCACATAATAACCATGTCCTAAAGTTAATATTTGTTGTATAGATAACCCTTCAAATTTTCCTAGATCAAAGACTGATTTCCTAGCCATTGTCCTTAATCTGATAATATCCATGATTAGAATCTTTTAGAGGTTAAACGTCTTGGTGGTAGAGTATAATTCTTCTGTTTTTTACGGATAGCATAAAGGATTCTAAGAGCAGATTTAATCTCATTTCTCTCACGGATATCTAGTGGGTTATTGTTTTTAGGTTTCTTTAACGCTGCTTCTAGTTCCTTAATTCTGGTAACTACCTTGTCAGGTTTACTATTAACTGTTAAAGATTTTGGTTCTTTTGTTTTCATGGTTTATCTGTTTTAGTGATTAGTCGGATTAACCATAACGGTACCCAAGCTTTATATTGAGGTTGTGGCAAATGATACCCCACATCCATTTTAGTATGGAAAAAGGCAAAAGTATTATCTAAATGTTTTACCGCTCCTTGTACAGTATCAAAGGATTCTTTTGTTCTGACAAAATAAGATTTTTTCATGATTTCTAGATTACAGATAATAATAGATTCCTGTCTTGCATTAATTCTTCGATTTCTGATTCGATTTCGTTTCTTTTAAAATCTCCTGCAGCCATTCGTTTGTAATCATTAAGCAAACCCTTAAGACTAATGATCCTTTCGTTAAGGTCATTAATCTCTTTTTTAACTGAGTAATCAACTATAATTTTATTCATAATTAAAATAATGAGTCGTAACGAGCAATATCTGAATTATAATATTCAAGGATTTGGTCATCGATTTCCTTAAAAGCAATTTTACTTTTGTCCTTTGGCAAAGATTCTAAGAATTTAACAGCATTGTTAAATTTAATTTGCCAAGGCTTTACATAGTCAATTTGTGGTGGTAATGTATTAAAGATAACAATATCTTTAATCGCTTCCTTTATACAATCGCAAGGAGTTTGGTTAATAATCCCTTCTCCATGGCATTTCGAGCAATTTCTGTTTATTTCCATGATCGTTAATTATAATGGTTAAAGCTCCTGTTATCTGAAAATATCCCCACTAATTCTGTAGGTTCAAATGTTTTAACTTGTTCAATCCATGAAGCCCAAAGGTCTGCATGTTCAGGATTTTTCCAGTTAAAAATTTTCCGTAAATGATTATAGGCAAGAAATGATTGCCATGAATCGACCCTATTAATAGGTCCGTCAGGTAATTTTAAATGTAACATAGTTCTGATTTTTTAAGAATAAAGACAGATAAAAACTACCATAATTACCAAAATTAAAACCCATAATGTTGATTCTGAAATTTGGATTGATTTCTGTGGTTTCATAATTCCAATCTTTAAAGATAATAGCAGGTAATAGATACTACTACTACCAAGATTATGAATATGATCCATAATCTTGATTCTGAAACTTGAATTTGATTCTGTGTTTTCATGATTCTGATTTTTTAGTGATTATTGTGGTGGATTTTATTAATTCATCAAGTTTGTTCTTTATCAGTGCATGGAGAAAAATTTTGACTGGGTGCTGGGATATCGGAATTATGTTTTCATAATTGCATTTATGTTTGAATAATCTGTGGATATCCCGTTTTACCCAAGGATTGATTCCCAATTGATGCAATATTTTATTTAGCCTTCTTTCTTGTTTTTGCATAAGGTATTTTTCCCAGTGGTGGATTCCTTTATCGGCGGTGGATACTTTAATCGAGGGCATAGTCTGAGTTTTTAAATTTGCATATATAATTAATAATATAAATATAATAAATATAGTAACCTGATTTTTCCATCCGGATATTTTTTATTACCAAAAATAATTAATTAATAAAATAACCCCCTCCCACCACAGAAGGGGTTATTCACCCACATAGCTCGAACACTACACCATGAAACTTATATCTTGCAAGTAATATCAAAAGGTATATTCAAAGAGCAAGTTTTATTAAATTCTAGCAACTTTTAACATATCAATAATGAACTAGTTCTTTTGCATTTCAAATGCACTAGAACTATTCATGGGAATAAGTACTTAATAGATAATCTATATCATAATTCATTAAAATCATGAGTTACAGTTTCAATAGAAGGGCAAAAATCAAATTCATATATCTCACTAGTTTCTTCTATACATTCACATATCCCATTTTCAATATCTGCTGTATTAAGATTACCACAGAAAATTACATTATCTAATTTTAGAGCTTCTATTGAAAGGAATAATATATTTCCATTCCTTTCATCCGACGTATATCCGATTTCATCCAAACAATTAGCCAATATAATGGCTTCTGTATTTGTTTTACAAGTGATTTTAAAAGCTGGTGTTTTCATTGTGAGTGGGTTTGTTTATAATAATTTTCAAAAGAAATCTTACCTCTTACATAAGCACTCATCGCACTATTAATAGGTCTCTTATTACGATTATATTTTTTAGCACCTTTAGTTCTACCTGAACCTTCTTTCTTTGCAGCCATTATTAAACTATTTATTAATTAGTGAAAATGCCCACAAATTGTTTTCAGTAAGATGACAATAACTATACAATCCATATTTTCAATGGGATTGATATTCTTTTATCATCTCTAACCCAAGTAGTTATTTTGCCGTAAACTTTCCACCTACGTGGAGTTCCATCAGCATTTTTTGCATTCATTTCATAAAGAATGTCACCATGCTTGAGTTGTTTTGCTTCTTCAATTGTTATTGGTTTCATATCAAGTATGTATTTGCCATCCATTTGTTGGCTCCAAACAAACTGAAAATGTTGGGGCACCTCCATCCCCACCTCGATCATGAATTCCGTGAAATATTATTCCACCATTTCCTTTGAACAATCCCGTAAGTTCGTCATGTCTAGAAAAATAAAATGAATAAGGAGCAAAATCAATTGAAATATATGTTTGAATAGGTCTCCCATCTATTTTATATGTCTCTTCTGTTTTTTTCAGACGATTTAAACAGTTTTGAAGACTATTATCCTTAATTTCCTTTGCAAATTTAAGGGCTTCATCAAGTTTACCTTCTGTAAGATCTTTCATTACTTATTATTTTAAATATTTATCCCCACCATAAATCATAGCTCTCAAATACAATCTTACATCATTAGCAATTTGAGCTTTAGTAATTTCTTTAGCTAATTGTTTTCTTAACTCAGGATCAGCAATTCCACTTTCAGCTCTTTCCCGATATCTTAAAACTCTATCTCCAAGAGTTTTTAAATTACCTATTTCCATAGTTTTAAGTGTAAAAAGGGAGCCACCACCCGCTCCCTAATTAATCCAAGTTATGAAAACAACCGGACCCTTTGTGGTGAAGGGCTTTAGTCCTTAGCAAAGATTCTCCTGCAAGTAAGTTGCTAATTCAATTTTGAGAACCCTACGTTCTTCTCCTTTCAGAGTAGCAATTTTTCTTTCCATCGTTCTGATGGTATTCCTGACTTTCTGACGGAAAGATTTCCTTTTGAGAACTTCTTTGCAATCTCTTGGGTACTTATATTTAAGAACCCTGTGCATGATTACTTTTTGAACTGTAACCGTTTTGTTGGCTTGATCCAAACTCCCCTTTGTAGTAGGTTTTGTAACCTTCTTAATGGTAGTTTTGGCTTCTTCTCTCTTTTTTGTCATAGCCTTTGAATTTGAGTTGCATTATTAAATTTATAATATAAATATAATAAATATAATGACCCCAATTAACAGAACCTGAAAGTTTTTTTACCCTTTTAGTTTAAAGCTGCAGTTCCATTTCCTTTACTTCCTATTCCCTTATTAATTGCCATACTCCTACCATCACGATATCCAAGAGATTCCCCAACTTGTGCACTTAATATTGTCCTAGCCCTTCCATTTTTTAAATTTGGAAAAAAGTGAGTTACTGCATCATATAATTTGATATCATTAGCTAATACTAAGGCGTTAATTTGCTTTGATTCCCCCATAGCTCGAACTTTAGCTTCTTTTAACTGAATATCAATTCCATGGCAAGCACCCATAAGATAAGCTCTCCTAAAAGCATTTCGTTTTTCACCATAATATTTACCTTCACTATCCCAAGCTTTTATTTCAAGTCTTCTTAACCTATTATCTAATTGATCTGCCAGAAATTTAACTACTATAACATTATCCTTAGTACCAATTAAATTCACATACATATTAAACTTATTATTAGTATCGCGAAATCTACTAAAGATAACATCACAAAGATTATGTTTAGCAAGAACATCATATAATCTATAAATCCATTTACCCTCATTCTTCTTAGCATAAACATCTCTATAAATCGCTCTTCCTATTTTTTGTTCCCTATCTGGATCATAAGCAGAAATATCTGCCATTTCCAAATTGTACTTTAAAAGTAAGGTTTGAACTTTCTCTGCAGCATTAGCAGCTTCTTTAAGAGACCCAATTACTTCAGCCCCCTTTTGAAGGCTAAGGAGTTTTTGAACCTTCTCAATAATTGATTTTGTTTGTTCTGTCATAGTTTAATCTTTATCATTTTCAAGATCATATTCTTCACCCCAATATGTATCCTCCAAATAATTAGGTATCTTTTTTTCTAGATATCTTTGTAGTTCCTTTTCCGTTACTCCTCGTTTTTTATTACCATTAGCTCGAGGTTGTTGAAATACATAAACCCATGTTTCAGAATCAAAATCATAAAACATGGGTTGCCCTGGATCAGGACTTGGTGGAATTTGTGTTGAAGTACTCGGAATTGGGTTTTTATTATAAGTTAAACCAATCCAAAGTCCTAACAGTAAACTTATAATTACACCAATCAATATTTTTAAACCTATCCCTACTTTCTTCATAATCAATACTTCAATAGGTATCCTAATACTTCTTGATCCATTTCATCTTTCTTGCTTTCTTTAGCTTTTAATTCCTCATTATGATTTAATTGGTAATTGAAAGCATTATATACTAACCAATCATTGGGTTTTATCCCAGGCATCTGAATAAGTTCTTTTTCCATTCTCTCTACCACATCCTCCTGAAGAGATATGGGAAACATGGTTTCTTCTACTACTTCCTCTATTCTCATCATCCAATCGGAAACTGGTTGATCTTGGAGTTCCCTATAAGTTTCTGATATCTCAGATGATTCAGCAAGAAATTCAGAAGTCATTCCTAAAACAGCTTCAAACGAAGTTTCTTTTCCCAATTTAGGAGTGTGCATTGAAACTATTTCTTTGGTATCCCCAACAGAAACTGTTAATCCATTTGAACAAATTTGACGAAAAAATCCCATTTGAAAATGGTAACGAATTGACCCATCATAGGAATTAATTACCGTAATTCTAGGGAATATTGCATCTTTAGGATTAATAATTAATGTTTTATCTCTTAATATAAAATCAATAAAAAATCGAGCCCATCTCTGAACCCTTATTTTTTTATCAACCTTAAAGAATCGAGATATTTCTTGTTCAAATGCAGGAACAATTACCGCATTTGGAACAAGGTAATAAAGGTCAGAGCAGTATTGCACTACTCTTTTAATCCCATCAGGTTTAGTAACCACAATAGCATGGCTTAACCCAGAAGGATGTTCAAATCCAGGAGATACTTCCTCGATAGGAACTTTCACTACAGGAAAGAAAATGTCTGTCATAGTTTTTGATTTGATTTAATTAATTAATAATATAAATATAATTAAAAAATAAACACAAAGCAAACTTTTAAGGTACAATCTTAACAATCGAGGTAAAAATTCTTTTAAGTATTTAGGTATAAATAGATCTATAAATAGACCTATTCAGCACTTTGTATTGGATCGACTTTTTTATAATTAATTCGTGGATTTTTTCTAATCTTTTCCGCAAAATATTTACCTTTACTTTTAGCCTTAATCAAAAGATTCCAACCGGTTATTGTAATAGGCCAATATTGATATATACCGCCATTAGTAAATTTTATCTCAAGTGTCTGAGAATCATAGTTGTAACCTATTTCAGAAATATTACTTGACCCCTCAATTTTTTGCCTATCCATAACTTTATTGTTTATTATATAATTCATTTGAAAAATCCCAGATATATAATTTGTTCCATAAATTATAATAAGCTTTAGGATATCTATCCTGCCACTTATGAGCAAAATTGAAAAGAATGTATCTAAAGATTATCATATCTAATTCATCAAAAGTAAAAAGTCTTTCTGGTTCTTTTTCTATTTCTCTGAACTTTTTAATAGTTTTTATTAATTCGATATCAAAATCCTTTCTGTCCAATCCCAATTCCATAAGTATATCTTCATATCTGTCTCCATCCACATCACTTCCCAAATCTACTTGGATTAAAATATCTTCCAAAGATTTAAATTGGATAGAACAAATTTCCCTTATGATAATTTTCTGAGCATCAGTTAATAACATATTTTTAAATTATAATACATTTTCCAAATTAAAAATTAAAATATCCCCCTATATTAACATAGAGGGATATTTTATCAACCAGGATCGTTAGTCCTCTTCTTCCTCCTCGGATGCAGTTTTCTTTACTACTTTCTTTTTAGTAGATTTCTCAGCTTTCGGATTTTTTTCCTCGGTCCCTTTCTTTGCCTCCCGACGCATTTTGGCACGATACTTTTTCTTGTCTTTGTCGGTTATGCAATCTGCAGGATACACATACTTGGTAGTACGTTCCTTATGAGGCTTGAGTTCCTTAGCATTTTCTTTTGCTGTTTCAAAAGCTTCACGGGCTTTTTCAATAGCAACTTCTTTCTTTTCCAAAGATGCCTGAAGTTTTGGATCTTCAATCGGTTTGTTTCTTTTTACCTTGTTTTCCCTTTTAAATTCTCTGAGATCTTCTTTCAGAGCGGCAAGGTTTTCTTTAGCAGCATCTAACTGCAGAAGAGCTTCTTCGTAACTTTTTGGTTTTGACATAGCATTAAAATTTAATTAAATTAAAGAACTGAATTTATATGGAATAGTAGATTTCTCTACTAATCATTTCAATTTAACTAGTTGTTATAATTATACCCGGTCTGATAAAAGTAATAGAATAATGTATAACATTTTTTACATGTAATTTTACTAATGCAGATGCTTCTGTTTCTGTTATATTAATAAAATACAAATTAAATCTCTCTTGAACCAAGATTCTGGGATTCCTTATATGTGGTCTGGATCTTTTTCCTTGTACATGACAAATGTTCCCAAGCGTCCCGATTTCCTTAGCTTTTCTTTTAAGACCATCAAGTTTATTTATCAATTGTAATTTCCTTTTTTGATAAATTTCCCCTTTAATCTGTTCAACATATTCCGAGTCCAAAGTTATTAATTCTTGTTGAACTATTTCATACTGTTGTACAATTTCAAAATACTTCATAATAGCATTCTTTTATGGCAAAATTTAGTACTAATAGCATGGTAATATTCATGAACATCAGTATTATAGTTCTTATAATCTAATTTAAATTGTTCTTTAATTACATTCTCTAACCAAAGAGTATATCCTAAATCAGGTACTAGTATTTTCTTTATAAAACTATATATTGTATCTCTTTGAATTTCAAGTAATTGACTAGCATAAGCTTTAACTTCTATATAATTTTGCCCTTTCGGCAACTTCTCTAAATCTATTTCATAAGAACATGAATTATTCCATTTATTTTTGATATGGGTTTCGTATGTAAAATGTCCCTTGAAAAAATAATTAGCAATATACATCCATAATTCCATATTTTCCTGTACCCCTATTACCCATAATCCCTTATAAATATCAAAAGGATCCTGAGTTATGAGATTTCTCCACATAAGTTTAACTTTACAAAGTTTTGCAAATATAAATAATATATTATAATAATCCTCTCTTAAAGGCCTATCATAAGGCAATATCCATAGAGAATATTTGATTTCTGTTTTTGATGATAATTTCTTATAACTATTCTTATAAAATATCTTTACTGACTGGATAAATTTATGAGTAAATTTATCGTCATAACATTCAGTGGGTTGAAAAAATTTAGTATATTTATTTAAATTTTTCATATAATGCAAATATAATATAAATAGTAACCCGATAAAGGGAATCCAGAAAATATTTATATCTGTATTGTCTCCAGATTATCCTGATTATCCTCTTTTCGTTTAGATTGCTCTTCCCTGATTTTATCAATTAGGATACTTAATTCACTGTTGTTTAAATCAGTAACCAGAGCAAGAATCTGATTTATCTTGCCCTGGTCAAACTTAAAACCAGAATCTGCTTTTATTGACATGAGATTACTTTTTAATCACTTTCGGAGCTGTTATATCAATTTCTTTAGCGACAGCTCGACGGAATTTTTCTTCCTCATCTTCATCATAATCATTTGGATCCGTATCCAAATCATTTTCGTCACAAAGATCAGATAATTCCTCAAAATCCATTTCAAGAAGATCCTCCCAGGTATACTTATCATCTTTCTCTTCTCCCGATTCTTTTTTCTCAGACTCCTTCTCTTCTTTAGGAATTTCTACTTCAATTTCTTCAGCAACATCCTTTCTGAATTCCATTACCTCATCCTTATCCTCTTTATCATAATCCTTTGGATCAGTATCCAAATCATTATCATCACAGAGTACCTTTAAATCCTTATACTCCATTTCAAGAAGATCTTTCCAAGTATAATTCTCTTCACTTGAATCCAAAGGCAATTCTGATTGAGAAGCTTCCTTTTCAGATTTAGGATTCTTTGCCTTGGATTTAATTTTTGATTCTGCAAGTTCATCCAATTTCATGAACTCCTTTAAATCTTCATCAAGCCCATCAGGAGTAATAATCTTCATAAAGGCCATATCACCATCATCGAATTTGGCAAGAATATAATTCTCCCCTAATTCAAGCGTTCTAACAATTGTTTTTCCTTCCATTTGTCTTTAATTTTATAGTTCAAAATCGATTTTAAAATCTTTGTTTTGAGGTAATGCTGCTATAACTTTAGATTTAAAATGTTGATAACCATCAGGTTTACCAGTTAATTTTAACATAATAGCCAAAGCTAATTGTGCAGGACCCGATCCTCCATATCCCCAATTAAACCCATCTGGAGAATGATTATGATATTTCTGACTTGGTTTTGGGTCGAGAATTAAACCATCAAGTGAAACACTTCTTGTTTCTGCATCCCCAGCTAATGTATGTTTCATAATTCATGTAATATATTATATAATAGTACCTATGTAGTAAGGCTATTTTTCTCTTTTCTAGTCCATTTATTAAGTAACCCTATGGGCCTTTGTAAAACCCGGTATACCCATTCCAGTCTGAAAATCAAATACATTATGATCATATAATTTACTATCTCTTCCAGCAAACCAGCATACTTCTGGATGGGCTAAAGTTGGTTTTATACGTATAGATTCAATATAATTATCACCCTCATTAAACCCTATTTCAGATTTTTCCAAAAATCCTCTTGCTTTAAACTCTTTTATAACCTTATCTTCATCTATTGGGTTAGCTCGAAGGACATCACAATGCTTTTTAATCCTATGTTTCCATTTTTCATAAATAAACATAGCTACCTGAGCAGTATCATATAATCCCAGATCATAATATTCTTTTAAAACCCTAACTATATTACAGATATGTCGGATATCTCTAGGCCAATCATAATGCTTTTCAAATTCATGTAACCCTTCTACAGGTTCTGAAAAAGCCCAGTGATTATCTCTATAATATTTTAACCTTGTAATAAATAATACTGGTTGATCATTCAATATCTCCCAAACAGCAGTTTCAGTAACTTTCGGTAATCTTTTTAATTGTTTCATTTTTTTTCGTTCTGTATTTCTATAAATCTGTCTTTGATGTTGGGTCTTATATTTAGATGGATAATTATATTTAGCTGTATGATGTTTATGCCTTTTCTTTTTATTTATAAAATCCCTAAGACCATATTTCATAGCCTCCTTCCAATTAATTACATCATAATATTTATTATAATATCTCTCCTTAAATTCTTCAGCCTGTTGTTTATTATCAAGATGTTTACGAACAAGAACTGGCTTATGAAAATTTCGTAAATCTACTAAATACCATTTCCATTTTTTAACCTTAAACCATTCGCCAAATAATTTATCCCGTGGCATATCATTCTACTACTTCTCCCAATCCTTGGGATACTATATAATCAGCAGCCATATCAGCAGCCATTCTCATAGAATAGCAACTAGTAATAAAACTAATAATCTCTGAATCAGTCAATACCAATTCTATGTAACCATAGTCCTTATTCCATAATTCCTTAAATTCTTTTAATTTCTCTTCCATCCTCATTCTATTTTTATTTTATGTAACTTACGAGATTTATTATACCATATCCCAATTGATTTCTCAGAAGCATCAGGGAATTGAGTCATTACCTTCTTTATTACTTCTTCTTTTGATAAACCTTTTTGTTGTGATTCAAAAGTAAAAGCTTTCTTAGTCCCTTTAAATATCCCATCATTAGTTCTTTCCCTTTTCTTTTTCTTCCTTTTCACAATAGTACGAACCCTTTTTCTCTTGATAATATTTCCTTCTGCATCATTTTCAGCTATATACCCCAATCTTAATGTAGGATGTAATAATACAGTAAAATCCTCACCTCTAGATTCCATAACTTGTCTTATCAACTCTTCTTGATAAGTATCAAACGCATCCAATAGCTCGAAATGAATAGTATCAGGAAAATGATTTCTTAACCAATTAACCAACTTAGGAATAGTCCCTTCTATAACCTTATCAAATTCCATCCCCCTAATCACACATTCCCGTTTTATATCCTTATATTTTAAATTCCCTATAAATTTATCAGCATCAGGAATATTCATTTCATATTTTCTCTTTTTCCTACTCATCTTTATTAAGTATTATACAATATTCAAGAAGAGTTTCTACTAAATGATCATAATTACCACTCATACACTCTTTTAAAACTGCAGCTATTTCATCTTGATCCCAACCTTCTTTTCTAGCTTGTTTCTGAAAATGTCCCATTAAACTATAGGCATTACTATCTATAGAAGTAAGATCAAGGTTTACTGTTTTTTCTGTAATTTTACCCATAACTAGTTTGTTAAGTAATACTTATAATAAATAAATAAATATAAATATAATAAAAAAGAAACTACTAGCAAAATAAAAAAGGCTCTTTTTTACTTCTCGGGATAAAAAAATTCATAGTCTTCAGCACGTTTCTCTCCAGGTTGGGGTTTTTCTTTTCGATTTTTTACAATCTGTTTATCCCTATCAAATAATGCGTTATCTAAATATGTCCTAGATTTATGAATATTTTCAAGTTCCTTATAATTTAATGACTTAGTAATCAAAACTCTAAATTCTGGCCAAAATCTTTGCCCAGTTTTACAATTCTTAACAGAATTTAAAAAATATCCAGCAATTAATCTTGCAAAATTTTCAGCGTTAGCTCGATCAGTAAAAATAAATAATCCTATTTCTGTTATCTCATTAATTATACTAGTTTTTTTTCTAACCTTAATAATTTTATAATCATTCTCTAAATGTTCAGAAATTAATGGTAAATAAATCCTACGATATTTACCCGAATAGGAATATTTTTCCACTACTTTCAATACAGAAAATTGAGGTAATGTTGTTATATTTCTTAAGTGTTTTACATTTCTAACTTTATTCCTTCTTTTAAAAGCCGAAGGTTCTTGGATTTCCAAAGGTAAAATCCTAAAATTATTCCATCGATCAAAATCCATTATTAAATTATAGAAATCTCTGGTAGATTCATTATCTATCTCTCTTAATTTTTCTATTTGATTAATGATAAATTTATTCCTTCTACTAGCAATCCCATAAGAAGGATCCTCCATTTGTTTAACAGATTGAGATATATTTTTTCTTTCTAAAATTGTTAAAGTCAAATATTCCTTAAAAGCAAAAGAAATATATAAATCTTCTGGAAAAAATATACCATATTTCTCAAAATGATTTGTAAATATTTCTAAAAATTTCCTAGCCCTTTTCTGAATCTCTAAATATTTAAAATGAGCTTTACTCATTATCTCCCCTGCCTCCCAAGTCGATTTACTATGGCCAAGAGATAAAGATATTGCTGTTTTTTCATCATCATTCAATATGTTCCATGCTTCCTGATTTATTCTATCTTTCGCCATCTCCATATGAAATTTTAGCATAAATCCTATCTAAACTTCTCTTACCTTGTTCATTTATTTCATCCAAACTTTTTTCTTTACAAGATTTATCAAAATCAGCATAAACAGTATAAAATATATTTTCAAAACTCACTATCGCTGTAGTTATCATTGTTTCAAGTAATAATCTAACTTTTACCTGTTTTTTCTGTTTATTAACATTAACTACTTCAGCTGTCATTCCATCATAAGGATATCCCTGAAGAGTTAAAAAATCCCCTAACTGTAATTTTTCTATTAACTCATCTGAAAATACAGACATATTTTCTGCAGTTTTTAATAATTCAACAATCTCTTCTTCAGTGGCTGTAGCAATTCTTACTTTTTTCCTTGATTTCTTTAAAATCTTAATCCCATTTTTATTAGTTTCTTCTTTAATTTTTGTATCCTTATTATCCATTCTAAGATTTGGTTTTCTAGAAAGAGTCTTAGCTGGATCAAGTACCCAACCATAAATTGCTGGAATCTCTTCTCTTAATTTTTTAAGAAATTCTATATCACAAGCTTTATTATAAGGAATCTGAAAAAACCCATAGTTAAATAATAATGGAACATATTCATATATATTTCTATTCTTAAATTGTTTCTTTAATATCCTTATAGTAGGAATATAAACTCTAATAGAACCAAATCCTTTTAATAACAAATCACTTTCTACCCTATGAATATGGTCTCTACTTATATAAGCCACTACCCAAATATAATCATACTTCTGTGGGGACATTTTTTCTTACTTTCCTTCCTAACCTATAAATTATTTGGTAATCACTATTAAACAAATCCATTGAATTTATAATAGTAAAATTATGATCATTACTTGAATAATGAAGGATTCCATATTTACAATCCCATGGCTCTATCTGAGATAACCATAATAAAAAAAAATTCGTAGGCATAACTACGAAGTGCATTCCAGCTTTCATTCCGTTCCTACGCATAAATAAAATTGGGATCTTATTATATTGTTTAGCATCCCTTTCACATTGCTCCCAAAATAAGATTACTTTATTTGATTTTTTACCTATAGTATCATCTATTAGATGTAAAAGATCTAATTCTAAATGAAATTTAGCCTCTAATGAAAAGGGGAATCTTAATCCATGTTTATCATCTATACAAACTACATCTCCACATGTATGTTGTTTTTTCCAATGAAGTCCACCAGATTGGGGTGTTCTAGCAAATTCATAACCAGTCCATTTAAACATTAATCTAGCTACATCTCTTTCATTTTTAGAACCTTTTCTTCTTGAATTAACCATGGCTCTAAGGTATTTTTATATAATAGTAGTTTTTACAATACTGGTATTAGGCCAAACTAGTTATTCCATCTAAATAATCTATTAGGATAATGTTTGCATTAGTAGGATTAAATTCAGCTCTATGTGTTACTAGATATAAACATTTAGATTGGGCTTTATCCTGAATTAAATCAGTTATTATTTCAATATTATCCTTATCAAGAGATTCAAATATCTCATCCATAACTAATAAAGAACATTCCTTTGTATCTGAAACGACATCATGAATAGCAAAAGCAGAAACAATATCTACCGTTTGTTGTTGACCCCCAGACAGATCATCATAGGGAACTGGCTCCTTATTTTTAAACACATAAGTTTCCAAATCTTTATTAGCTGATTTCATATCCATGAAGAAAAACACTTGAAAATCAATGAATTTGGTATAAAATTCCAATCGTTCATTTACATCATCAAGCATTCGATTAAAGATAAAAACTTTTAAACCAGCATTAGATAATGGATCGCGAATTAACCATTCATAAGTTTTTACATCTCGTTGAATCCTTTTTAAATTAACTGCTTTAACTCTAAGCTGAATTTTTAAGTCCCTTAGCTCGACACTTAATTTTTCAATATTATTTTCAAGCTTTCTTTCCTTGATTTCCTGTATTCTATTTTTATGTATTTCGACCTTATCATTAAGTTCTTCGATACTCTTTAAAATAACGTCTAGTTCTTTAATTGCACTTTTACAAGAAGTAATATTTTCTAGCAATTTATTTGCACTAGCAATATTCTTTTCTACCTCTTTTATTTGCCTCTTTAATGCACCAATAGTAGCAATTTTATTTTCATAGGTTTTTCTTAATTTTATCAAATCCAATTTAATTCTTGAAATTTGTTCTTCCTTTTCCTTACTACTATAAAAGCGCCCACATTTATCACATTTTTCTGGTAAATATTTTAAATCTTCTTCAGAACTTTTTATATCTAATTTTATTTTATCTTTTTCTTCTCTATATCGATCAATTTCACTTTCCAATTTAGTTAAATTTTTTTCCAAAGCTAAGATTTCCTTATCTGATAAACAATCGTGTTCAAATATCTCCAATTCCAATTCAAATTCATGTTTTCTTAAATCAGCTTCATCATTATTATCAAATATCTGCCTTAGCTCGATCCTCAAAGAAGTAATAATTTCCCTTTCTATTTTAATTTCCCTTTTCTTATTATTCTCAAAATTTTCAACCATTAATTTTTGAGACCCCAATTCTGATTCTTTACCCCTAACTTTTTCTTCAATTAAACTATAAGCGCCCCCAGTTTTTAATTCTTCTATTCGAAATTCTTGAAGTTTTCCATCAGCAAGCTTTTTCGCTTTAGAAATATAAGCAATTTCGAAAGCTTCATCAAATATTTTCTTTTTATTAGGACCAGTTTCAGAGATAATTCTTTTAAGTTTTTGTCCAAATATAATACTGTTTTTAAATAAATCATAACTATATCCAATTATCTGTTCAATCCTCTTTTGTATATCCCTCTTATCCCCTTCTTCAGGATTTTCATTATCATTAATATAAAGTAATAAAGAATTTTTAAGCTTAGAAAAATTTTCATGCCTTATAATTTTAATTACAGTTGAATCCACATATATCATTTGCTTAACTCGAGTACCGCGATAGCTCGAAGGACGAATATGAGACCAAGGTTCTACTGATCCAGATAAAAGTTTTCCGTATATACACCAAACCAAGGCATTGATAAATTTAGTTTTACCATAACCATTAGGAGCTTGGATTATATTCAATCCATGTAATCCCCAATCAAATTTCTCATTAGAAATAGAAGCAAACCCCTCTATTTCCATTGGCCCAAAATTAATCATATCCAATATTATTCATCTGTTTTATTTAAAATATCTATTAAAGCACGTATTTTTCTTGAGCTTTTAATTCCCTTTTCTTCTGCATATCTTTTAGCCATTTCTGTTTTATCCATAGTAGATTTAAATTCAGCCTCTGAATGTTTTTTAATTTTTTTAGGTTTTGGAATTTCTATCCAAAAATCAAGAGTCCTTTCATGTTCTTCTCCTTCTTGATAAAACCTAAATTTAGGAGATTTATAAATTACTTGTTTTACTGAAAAATCATCGTATATTTCTAAATATCCCATATCACATCCAGCATCTGATTTACGTTGTTGGTTAGGCGCCCCCACCATATAAACATTCTTTTCTACTCGGGTAAACTTATGGACATGTCCTGCTAGAACTAAATTAAAGTCCTTAAATAGCGCGTTAAGTTGTCGTGGTAAATTTTGAGGTTCTGGAATATATCCGCTCGGATCAGGAGCCCCATAAAGTTCTGTGTGAAGAAGTAAAATTTTATTCCCACCAATTTTAGCAAACTCTTTTATTTTATCTACCAATCCTATATTTCTACGGATATATGGTATTCCTATAATACTATACCCATTAATTTCTAATACCTTATTATCAAGACATTCAAAAACTTCCGGAAAAGCATCACAAGCAGCTTGGAACAAAGAATATTTCCCATCAATTTCATGATTACCCGATATCCCATAAATTTTTACTCCATTAAATTCTCTAATAAACCCCCTCATGGTAGAATTAAATAAACATAAAGTCTTAGTTGTAATGGATTTTGGGGTATGAAATAAATCTCCGGGAAAAAATATAGGAACCCTTAATGATTGGGCTCTTAAAAATAAATCAAACATAAAATGAATCGTAATAAAGATACGCTCTTCATTTTCATTAAATTGTTTCCAATCATAAAAATGCCAATCTGCCGAAGCTAAACCTATAATTTTTTTATCCATTTATCAACTTCTGTTATTCGAGATAAAAAATTCCATTGAGTTAATTCCAGAATAGGACAAATTCTAAAAACTATCATATCCTTAATTATCCAATCTATTACTGCATCAGAATAAGCCTGATAAAAGGGGTTCATCATTCTTTTACCATCATCTTCAAGTTTTATGTCTCCATTCCATCTTATAAATATTAGACCATTACATTTAACCATTCCAGTATTACAAGAAGTAATAAATTCCAGAGTTTCTGAATGATCCAAGCAATACCCCAGTTGCATCATAATATAAGCCATATTATCAATTGGGCTTCTATCTGTAATATAAGATTCCCTATCCAATACCATAAGCCTTTGGTTAAGAATAGCTGCTTGATACATTACTCCTACCATCTTATCCTTTACTGATTTTTCATGAGCTTCTTGATGATTTTTAAATCCAAATCTAGGCCAGATTGCTTTAGCTGAACTAGTAACAAATGGTAAATCATATTGTTCTGAAATATGAGAAGCTAAAGTAGTTTTACCCACGCCGCTAGCTCCAGTTATCATTATTCTTTTATGCATGTTTTAAATTTTTAAAGGTTTTTATAAATTGGGGTTTTAGAAATGAATTAATTTCATAGGTACTACATATTTTTTTTAATTTATCTTCATCAAATTTCTCAACAGGATTAATCCAAGGAATCTTTTCTCCCATTAAAAATTTTCTGTAAAAAAATTTTAAATCTATTAATTGTTTATTTAATTTCCAAATTCCCTTAAGTTTTTCTTTATCTATTTTCCCAAACTTATCTCCAGACTTAAGAAAATTTTTAACACTACCATATTTATTTAATAAATCTAAAGCCCTTTTTGGACCTATTCCTGGGTACCCACTTATCTTATCTGATTTATCCCCAGTGATAGCCAGATAATCTACTGTTTGTTCAACAGTATACCCCACCAATTTAGGTAAAGTAGTATACCCAATCTCTTTTCCCTTTCCGGTATTATAGATTGTAATTTCCCCATGCAAACCCGGTTCAGGATATGATATAAGTTGGTTAAAATCTTTGTCACCCGAAACTATTATTACATCCCATTCCTTTTGAGAATATCTACGGGTTATCATAGCTATAAGATCATCGGCTTCCATATTTTTTTGATAAGCGATTAATAATCCCAGAGCCATAAAAATTTCTCTACCCATATCTTTTTGTCTAAAAAAGTCTTCCACATCAAATCCAAGTTTCTTATCCCTTTCTTTATAAGAAGGCAAAAGCCCTATTCTAAAAAGGCTTCTACCACCGTCAAAAACTACGACAACTTTATCTGGACTTAATCGTCTAATCAAACTTTCTGTTATATAAGGCATACCATAAATTACCCCAGTCTTAGCTCCATCCAATGTTTGTAAATTCATAAATTTATAATAAGCTCGATACGCTAAATGATTACCATCGAATATGACTAACCTATTATTCATCATTTTTCCATGTTATCTTTCTCTGTCCTTTTTGAATTTTTTCTTACTGATTTTTTAATAAGAACTGGATAACGATTTATTCCCATTGAATTAAGTTTTTCTATTTTCCTTTGAGTTTGAGATAATGTGTTCACCTTAGCTCGACGAATAAATTTAGACCTTAACTCCTTATCTGATTCAAGTAATTCTTGAAAGTTTTCTTTTCCATTAGCAATATTTTCTCCCCGGTATTTATATATACTTGATCCACTAGTTCTTTCCACAACCCCCGTGTTTTCCATTAACTCTACCAAATTCCCATATCTATCAAAACCCACCCTACCATATTCAGCATTAAAATATATCTCAGTAGTAAAAGTAGGTCTCGGAGGAGCAACTTTATTTTTCTTCATCCTAACAGATACCTCATTACCCAACCATATCCTATTCTCCCTTTCCCCTTGTGTTATTTGTTTTTTCCTAAAAAAAGCCAATCTTTGATGAGCAAAAAATTTCATTGCCTCTCCACCAGGAGTAGTATCTGGATCCTCATAACTAGTAACCCCTATTCTTTTTCTAAGCTGGTTAATAAAAATAACTATTATACCTAAATCAGCAAATAATTGGTTACGAGTCCTGATATATCTATAGAATGCTTTAGCTCGATTCCCCATTTCAGCTTTAGCATCTGACTGTACAGAATTAATATTATCATTACAATCCAGAGCAGCTATGGAATCTGTTACTATTACTATAGGCTCATTATTTTTTAATCTCGATCTCCAAGTTACTGCCATATCAGCAGACCAATCTGATATTAATTCAATAGATGTTTCATTATAAACTATTATTTTTTCTAAATCTAGCCCATTTTTTATAGCCCATCCAGGATCAAATGCTTGTTCTGCATCATTCCATAAAAGTATACCACCCAAATACTGAGCAGAATATCCAAAATCCATAGCCACTAAAGATTTACCAGAACTCTCTCCTCCAAATATCTCACAAATTTTCCCATAAGGTATTCCCCCACCCATAGTATAATTTAAATATAAATGACGTGAGGGTAACCAGAGAGCATCTTCTGGCATTACAGAAATCTTACTCGCTAATCCAGAACCCCTATATTTTTTTTCCAGTTCTGAATCAGAATATACTTTCTTAGTATTACTCATCGAGATCGCTAGTTTTCTTTTTAATTATCTTTTTAATTCCCTTTTTTACCCTTTTCTTTCTCTTTCCCCCATTCCCTTCATCCTCTGGGTCTAACCCTAAGAATTGTTCAATCATTTCTTTTGTTTTCTCATAGGTAGGCAAGATTTTTTTGATCTCTTCATCCAAATTATATGGGCCACTAAATGCTTTTGATACAGGAGTATTTTTACAGGACATAACTGTATATTCTGTATCCATTTTTCCAGAACCAATCCTTTTAATTTTTATATCATACCCATTTACTGGATCAGTCATATCTCCCCAATCTGATTCATCAAGATAAAGATCAAGAATTTCTTGATATACTCCACCAGTAACTAATAAAAATTTCGGAGATAATTGCTCATCAATTTCTTTCCCCCTCTCATCCTTATAAAATAAACAAAATGCGAGATACCTATTACGTGGAAAAAACTTACCAGCAAGTTCCTTGTCATCATCATTTTCTGAATTTTTTAATTCATCATACGATTCCATAATACCACAAGGCATACCATAAGTTGCAGGAGATATTACTCCCTTTAAATCTGGACCAAGATAAAATTGAATTACTTCTTTTACAAATTCCTCTTCTTCTCCCATATTTAAAATCCTTACCCGAATTGTAGTATCAGGTTTTTGAAAAAAGATAGCTCCCTGTTGGCTTTTGGCCTTTAGTTCTAGTTTCTTTTTTCTTAATCTCTCTTTTAAATTTTCTTTTACCATAGTTAATTATTTTTACGTATATTAGCCGAAAGTGTTTGTATTAATGAAGACCTTTGTTCAAATGATTTAACACATACTTCTAAAATCTCAGACTCATGTTGAGCTTCTATATATTCTATAACAGCCTTCTGATATCTTGAAGATACGATTGCTTGTTCTTTAGCTAAATCATTAGCAGTAGGACGATTTGTTTGAAGATCAGTTTGACTTTTAAATTTAATAAACATAATCCCATAAGTTTTTTCCATCTCCCTTTTCTTATCCTGTGCTTTTCTGACTAACTTTTTATACAGCATACCCAAAAAAGCATAAGCTGAAGGCTGGTCCTGTATCTCTTGATTTATCTTATTTTCATTAACAACTACCTCTGAATTTAAATTAAATTTAAAAGTTTCATCACCGAAAAAAATCGATATATTCATCAAGTTCGATAATCTAGCATATTTAATTATTTCACCCTTATTCATGATATCCATTTTATATTAATAGTACATTAAGTAACCCATGTCAAGTAATTTTCTTGTGGATCATACTTAAATAATTCCCCCCAATTTTTCCCAATTTCAAAATCTACCTTCATTTCTATTCCCTTAACTTCAAAATTAAACCATGTTTTAGTTTCAGGATTACGACATATACTATATAATTTAGGAACAGCTTCATGAATATCTATAGGATCAATATAAAATTTTAAAGAATCATGAACTGTCCCTACTTGTTCAAGCGATAATGGTAACGACTGTCTAATAATATGTTCTCTTATAAGTATTGAACTAAATAAAGCAAAATCCGAAGCCGTTCCTTGGATTGGAGCATTAACTGCTTGTCGTAAAGCTTCTGATTTTTGTCCCCAATTACTTGAACTAACATTAAGGAGTCTTCGTTTTCTTCCAAATAAACTATAAACATAACCATGTTCTTCAGCAAATTTATGCTGAACTTTAATATATCTTTTTACTCTTGGGAAATCAGCAAACCATTCTTTTAAAAATTCTTCAGCTTCATATAAAGAAGTTGGGATACCTTCATCAGAAAGAGTTTGCGCAAGTTTTCTAGCACTTTGCTCATAGACTATACCAAAATTAGTAGTCTTAGCTTTCTTTCTTCTTTTTTTCCATTTAATAAACTCTTTATGATTTTCATCAGCCAAAATTTCTTTAACCTCATCATAATCCCCCCCAAATTTTTTACAAGCTACTGCTAAATGTATATCTTTACCTTCAGAAAACCATTCAATCATTGTATTCTCTTTTGCTTGATAAGCAAGAACTCTAAGTTCAGCCTGAGAATAATCTAGTTGTAATATAAGTTTTCCTTTAGGGGCTACAAACATACGTTTAATATCACTAGAAGTAGTATCACGTGGGATATTTTGCAGATTAGGATTACGACTACTAAGTCTACCAGTAACTGTACCATGCAATAAAAAACTTGCATGTACCCTATTATCAGAAGTTAATCTTTCCCACATACCTACAATATAGGTAGAATTTAATTTCGTTAAACCCCTTAGCTCGAGAAGATCATTAATAAAACCAGAGTCATCTAATTCCTTTAATTCAATCAACACTGCTTCATCCGTAGATGCAGTTTCAGTTTTCTTTCTAGTCTCTTTATTTTCAGTAAATTTTACTACATCAAATTTAAACCCATCCGGACTATCAAATAATAAATCTATCATTTGTTTAGGACTACCAAAATTTGTAGGAGCTACCATTTTTTGCTCTTTTTTATTAATGTAATCCCCAGCTATATATCGCGAAATTTTTTCCTCTCTTCTTTTTATAACCCTCTCATCATCATAACCTTGATTCCTAATAGTCCTGATTTCTTTTTTTAAATCAGAAATCATTTTTCTTTTAACAGATTCCATTCTGGATTTTTCATATTGAATTATAATAGGATTATTTCTTAATCTTTTTTCGCAATCAATAATTTTAATTTCATATATTTTTATTAATTCCCTTAAATAATCCCTATCAATATTATTCCCCCGCCATTCCACTTCAGCAAGAACTCTAGAAGCCATCATCATCATATTCCTAAACAAAGTATAAAAACCACTATCTATTAAACGCCTTTCAAAAAAAATCCATAATCTTAAACAAAGATCAGCATCAAAAGCACAGTATAAAGATAAATCCTTGAGAGGAACATTAGACCAAAATTCTATTAATTTATCAATCCCAGCTTTAGCTGAAGGTTGTCCTGGTAAATCATAACCCGAAAATTTTGGAATAAAACGAGTTACCATTTCTTTCAAACCATGAGGACGTTCCTCATCTAATAAATATTTAGCAAGCATAGTATCAAATATTCTTCCAACCATAATTATACCATACTTATACCACCAATTTATTTCAAATTTAATATTTTGACCAACTTTTATTATATCTGGGTTCTCAATAACTTCACGGCCAAAATATCTTAACACCAATTTCCATTTTTCATTTTTTAAAAAAGGGGATTCCTTATGAGCTAAAGGTATTATCCAAGCACTACCTGGTTGAAATGATACACCTAATATAGTAGGTTTACTACCCGGATACATAGCACTAGTTCCAGTAGATTCATAATCAGTAGAAGCATACTTTGTTTGTTTACAGTATACCACTAACTGTTTAAGTTCCTCCCAGTTCGTAACGAGTTTATATTTATAATTTAATGTCTTCAATACACCTTTTCAATGTTGGCCAATCTTTTTTATAAGCATGAAGAGAACCTATATTGTGGAATAAATAACCGGGTCTCATTTCTATTTCAGCTGCTATATATAACATTAATCTCCAAGCTAAATAAACATCATTACCGAAATGGGTTACCACATCTGCGCTACGTTGATTATATATAAGGTTAACTTTATTATCTCTAATAAGTACCTGATAATACATAGAACATGGGATTCTTTTTTTACCCCCCAAATTAAGGGAGTCTATTTGAGCATTCCATATTGAGATAATAGCCTGTCTAGAATCAGGATTACATCGTAATTCTTTTACAACAGCATTTATTGAGAACCGCATTCTATTATTATAGGAATAATCAAATCTACCTTCTTCATTAAGAAATTCTTTCCAAATATATTCTCTTAATTTCCAAGCTAAACCAGGATTTATATAATTAGGATCAATCCTATCAGCAAATTCTGCATCTGCCCATGTTCTAGCTTTTGGATCAGCAAAAAATAAATAATCAACCTTATAAAGATTGGTTAAAGAATAAGAATAATTAGTTATTTCCCTTGTAGAATAGTTATCATCATCCTTTACTATCTTATTTTGCATAGAATAAGGATGTACAATATGCCCCATCTCCCATACCTCACGAAAGATTTCTGACATAAGTTCATAACAATTAGAATAAATTCTCATTAGTCTATTAATCTTACAATAGCCATAATATCCAACTGGTTCATGATTTTATAAACCTGTTCTCCATAAGGATTAATATTAAGTTTAACTTCTACCCCAGCATACTGACTATATATTACTTTTTGACCCACAGAATATTCCATAGGGTTATCACTAGACCCAGTTCCAGTAACAATTACTTCAGCCACTTCAGGCTTATTATCTGCAACAGAAGGAGGAATAATAATCCCCGATTCTCGAAGAGTAGCTTTTTGTTTTTCCGGGAGTACTATTACCCTTTGTTCAGCAGGATAAATTAACATTTTCTTCATAATCTTTTAATTTTAAATAGTATATAGGATTCAAAGTAATAATTCTTTTGCCTTAAGAGAAGTAGTTTCTACTTTCTGAATTCTTTTTACAGCTCGAAGATGAACTTTATAAGCTATTTTCATCGATTCTGGTTTTTGAAATTTTTCAAGTATATCCATAATCTTTTTTTCCATAATACTATGATCAGGATTAATAAATGTAATTAAAGATTTATGATTATGATACATTACAAAATTCTCTGCAGTAATATAAAGATTACTACAATATAATTTAATACTTACACTAATTTGTGGCCCATAAATATACTCAGCAATTCTTTGTACTAAAAGGAAATCCATAAGTAATCTTTTAGTTACTTCTGATGATCTGATATTAATTATAATAATAGGATTATCTTGTGTATACCTTCGTTGGAATACCAAAGAGATTAAACAACCATGTCCAGAACCATGAGTATTAGAAAATTTAAAAGCTAAATTATAATTTTGTGTTTTCTTTTTTTCCCTCTCTAATATTTCGCTTTTAACCAAATCAAGCATATTCATATCAATATAGTTACTCTTAAGAATACTCCACTTCTGTTTTTTATAACCAAACATTAATCCAAAATTAAATTCTGGATCAACCCAAGCTTTATTTATCTCCATAAAATGATCATAAGAAATCATTTGTGGTCCGTTACGAACACCACCCCTATTTTTAATCCGCCTTTCCTGTGTGGCTAGGAACTCATTAATCCATTCCCAGCATTCTTGACTAGTAGCATGTTTACTTTTAATCACTAATATTTTGATTTAATGCGGAATTGGTTCACCTTATTTTTTTTATAATAAATTTCATAAAGAGATTCTGGAGTAAACCCAGCAAAATAAAAGAATTTAAATAAGGCTAAAGTAGTATCTCTTATAGCCACCTCATATTGTCTGGTATCAGTCATCATCTCAGTTTGTTTCCAGGGTTTATTTTTAAGAGTATTTCTAGCTATTTGAAGATGGTAAGTTATATCCCAAAGATACTGTTTCATTATATCCCTTCTATTACTCCCCAATTGTCTTCCACCCCTAAGAAATTCGTCTTCAAGCATGTGATCCTTTATTACCCATCTACATGGAATTTTCTTTGCAGCAACTTCTGAGTTAACTACCAAGCCCCCAAAATCATACCATGATTTAAATAAATCAGATACCACAACGTATTCATCCATAACATAGGATAACCAATTCTCAAGTATTTCTGTTTCATAACCAGAATAAAGCATTAATTCCAACCAAAAATGAATGGCATCTGAAATTTCTTCATTAAAATTTTGTAAATGAGGGATCATTTCTTTTTCATCTATTCCCTGATGAAACATGTCCATCATGATTAAATAAGATTCAAAACCTTCACCGAGTTCCTCAATAATCCTACCAGTAAAATCTTTTATCAATACCTGAGATTCCCGAGTATTAATATCAACAGGATAAAAAGGTAAATGTCCTTCTATCCCAGCATAATGATCTATAAGTACTTTTTGTAGATCAAAGATATCCTTAAAGGCTGATGCTCCAGGATATTTTACATTTTCTCTAATGTCTCGTACATCCATAATAATTAATTTTGATCATAAATTTGTTTGATTATATTTTTGGGTAAATTTAACTCATGAGCAACAAGAATTATGGTTTTTAATCTTTTATACCCTTTTTTCTTATACTCCTCAATGATTCCTTTTACTCGTTCTTTTTTCTTTAATATTTCCTCATCTGCTTCTTCAATATCCTTAAATCTTTGTTTAGATTCTATTTCAATCCTTTCCTTATGTAATCCCTGAGCCTTAACTATTGCACAAAAATCTGCATCACCACACTCTTTACATTCTGCAGCAAGTAAATCATGATACTTTCCAAAACATGGATCATCATCAGACCCCAAAGATAATACATCTAATGGTTTTAAAAAATCATAATCATCTTTATTTATTTCTTCTCTTGGTGTTCTTTCTTTTGCCATATTAATTATTTATAATTAATAGTCTTTTAAGATTTCCAGAGTTCTATCACCTTAAACCTCTGGTGTTTATAATATTGCAATCTATGTTTACTATGTCTTTTAAGATAGTATCCATCATCCCAAAAATCCTCATAATAAACTTTTTTCTTAGATTTATGAATCCTGATAGCTCGACCAATTAATTGTAAAGCATTGATTTGAGAATCTCCACCAGCTGCATTCTGCATATATTTTATCAATGGCATATTCTGACCAAGTTTTACTATTAAAGAAGAAATAAGAATATCAATTTTACCATCTTTAAAACGATCCAAAATTTCCTTTCTATTTCTAATTTTATGATGAATGAATTCGATACTATATTTATTTCCAAATCTAATTTGGAAACTATGATAAAGTCTCTCAATATGTTCATGATATTTTCCAACAATAAGAATCGGATAGCATCCACGCTGTAAATAAAAATCTGCCCTTTGCATTGACATCCGAGTTCGTTCACAGGATAAAGTAATTCCTTCTCTATATTCTGCATCATAATCACCTCCTATTATAACTTTAGTATTTCCTTTAACTATTTTAATTATAATAGGAGTAGAAAATCCCATATACATAAGTTTAATATTAGATATGGTATAAGTTATTTCCCCAAAAAAAGATCTAACATCCATATTCTTAGTTTGATCTTTATGCCCAAAAGCAGTACCTGATAACCCAACTCTGATAACTGTATTATATAAAGTTGTGACTACCTTTTTATTTGTTGCACTAGTTATCAAATGGCATTCATCAAAGATAACCATATTATATCTAGCTAGTTTATGAGAAAATTCACTTAATCTATTTCGTAAAGTAGGAGTCATACATACCATAATATCCGCCCATTTAATATTTTGCCCTTGCATATACCCCCATTTATCCCCAAACATTTTAGGCATATCATCTAAAAACTGTTGATATAAATCTTTATTATTAACCAATATCAAAGCTCTTGCTTCAGGAAATGATTTATAAATCATAGCAGCTATTAAAGTTTTTCCCGCATTAGTAGCTGCTCCGATAATACCCCTTTGAAATTGTATTCCACCTACTTCATTATATATTATACTTTTTACTGCTTTTACCTGATAATCTCTAGCTTTAAACTCACCTACTTTTATAGGTATCTCATTAAATTCTAGTACATTACGTCTATCTATTATATCATATTCTTCTTTATATTTTTCTATTAAACTAATAACCATAGGAAAAAGTCCAGTCTTACTATACCCTTGATCGGTTAAATATTTGATCTTACCATCCCATCCAGGTTCCATATAAGGACGAAGATACCATTGATTTGGGTGTCTGACTTTCATATCTTCATACACTTTATTCAATACTTTCATATTCCCCGAAAGTTTAAATTTATTATTATTTAATTCTATCCGAATCATTCCTTATTTTATATTCTTCAAGATTTTTTATCAATATTTTATTATCTTTTAACCATTTCACTACTTCTTTTTCTGTCGTATCCGAATTTCTTGAAAGACAATAGATTAATATATTCCTACCTTCTTCATAATAAATAGCTGTATTTTTTATACTACTCTGTAATCTATTAAAAGCCATTTCAATTGCAAACGATTTCATTTTTTATTAACTTTAATACCATGTGTAAAGCAATACCTAATCACTCTTTCAATTGCTTTAGTCCCCACTAACTGTGTTGGGTGGGGTATTCCTTTAGAAAAATCAAACCCATCAAATTGAGCTTGCATATATATTTTAACTGACACATTTAATTTTTCAGCCTGTTCTCTAGCCCTTACAAACCAAACATATCTTTCTGGTAATTGTTCTAAAACATCATGCATACCTGTATTTTCAATAACCCTCTGAGCATAAGCTCTATACATTAAGTTTGTCATTTCTGTATCCTTATCTTTTTCTATTTCCAACATAGCTTGATAAGTCTCATAAATTCCCTCATACATTACAGGAAATTTATTTATATTAAATTTTTTCATCTTAGATAACCCTATCTGTATATATTTTAAAAAACCATATCTACGAGTAAGGTTAAATTCATTAGTAAAATTTAAGGCGTGAGCAGTTATTTCTTTAAGAACCCCCCAATCTCTACTACCAACTTTAATTGGAGTTATCCCTCGGTGTTTCATTCTCTTTCGAGTAGCATAAATTAATTGGGCAAGAAGATCTGCATCACGCCTTGATGATTGAACTAATCTTTTAGCTTTCTTTTCCATGTGTTCTGTACTAATAGAAATAGTTCTTGTATGTAAAGAATAAGGTTTTGCTATAAAGAAAAATTTATTAGTTAATCCTTCGATATCTACTCCAATAGGCATTAACTCTTTCATAAGATTAAAAAAATCTTTTTTGGTTATATGTATACTTGGTTCACGATGCATGTTTCATCTTTATTAAATCATTATAATTTAACCACCGAGATCTATTCACATATCGTAATGTTCTTTTTTGTCCTATATCATTTACATCCTTACCTTCTGGTAATTCAATAAGTTTCAAATTTTTATGATAAGTTAATTCTAATGATACTTTAATGGCATCCTCCATAGCATCTGGATCAAGTAATATAATAACATTCTCAACATCTGATTTGATCAACATAGAAATCTGATAATGTGATATCTTCTTACCACCTGTTGCTACTCCCTGATCTCCCATTGTCTGAGCATTAATGACCCCTTCTACTAAATATATAGTTTGGTATAAAGCAAGAGCATCTATATTATACATAATAAGAGATTTACCTAATCCAAAATCCTCTATCTTAGGATTCATATACTTAGGACCCATACCTACAAATCTTCTACCATTAAAATATATTAATTTACCACCTGCATAAAATGGTATTATTATATAACCAAAATAATCCCCTCTAGTCCCATAACCCCAACCTTTATATGCCATCTCTTCTGGATCAAATCCCCTTCCACTTACATAATTTCTTGCAGTCTTTGCTAACCTACTATCTCCTAATACCAAACTCTTAAATCCATCTGGTAATACAGTATCTATTCTTTCAATCCTTTCAATTATAGGTTCTAAGTATTCCCTTCCTTCATACGCTTCAAGATAATTCCAAGTCTCTTGAAAATTTGAAAATCCTTCCATATCCATTACTAATCTAACAGGTGAAGGATGAAATCCGCATACAAAACAATTAGTTCTATTCCGTGAAAGGTTCATTCCAAATTTATCTATTCTTCCACAGTCAGGACAATTACCCTTTAACCATCCTCTACGGTATTCCCTTAACCCCAATCTTTTTAGAGCATACGAATAAAGCTTAGTTCTTATAATTTTATTCAGCATCTTCTAAATCTTTATTTCTTAATTTTCTTCTTGAACCTTCATAACTATTATCTCTCGTATCTGAACCATCAGAAGGGTATGATTTATTATACTCTTCTAATTCTTTTTTCGATAACGGTCTTAATAATTGTATTACTGGATCAATCTTAAAAATTACTTTACCATGTGGTGGTCCATCTCTTTGATCTATAATAGTTAATCTTTGATACCCATTTGTTTCTTCTCTTTCAGATCTATTCAATCCATATAAAGCTTGAACATGTCTAGTGATATCAATAGCTCCAGCAACATCAGTAGATTCATAAATCTTTCCTTCCCTTTGTTTAGCAGCTTCTCTAGTAACATGTTGAGCAGTCCAAACTAAATCAATATTTTTTTCCAAAGCCAAATTCCCCATATCAATATAAGCTTCTGATATCCTTTCATGAAGAGAATCTTTACCAGATATACAACCCATTTTAGAAACATAATCTATAACAAGAATATCAACTTGAAAACCATATTCCCGATACAAATAATCTATATAATTCCCAATATCTGTAGCTGTAGTTACAAGTGAAGGCATTCTTTTAACTATAATCTCACCACCATGCCTTTTACTTTTACGTAATGATTCCCTTACTACCTGATCTACATCACCATCTTCATCTAATAACTCCTTTTTAGTTACACCGGCTACACATTGTTCAATCCTCATTAAAATTTCATCCTCCCCATTATCCAAATCTATAATCAGAACATTCTTTTTATACCTTTGCATATATCTTAAAGATATATTAATAAGTACCCCTGTTTTAAATTTCTTAGCTCGATCAAGAACAACCAATATACTCCCTTTAGAATATCCTCCAGCATTTGTTAACCTATTTAATTGTTCCCATGGCATAGTAATAATAGAACCTTTTTCTTTTCTTTTAACTTGCCTTAATCTTACATCACGAACTAAAAATGTTCCCTTTTCTTCTATCTTCTGAATACGAGGGGCAATAGCTTTTTGAACCTTTCTAGAAAATATATCATATTGTTCATAATCCAATAAATTAATATTTTCTATCTCATGTTTTAAATCTACGTATTGTGCAAATTTTTCTGTACTAGCTAAGATTTCGTCACCATCTTTAATTATACCTTTAAATAAATCAGAAGCAATAGATAATATTTCTTTTCTATCATTATCAGTAAGATTATTAACAAATTCTCGATTATCAAATGTTTTATGTAATTCTTCAAATAAAATAGTTTTTCCAGGAATTGTTTTTCGCCTTTTATAATAAGACTTTAAAGTAAAAGCTATTACAGCATGTTCAACTAAAGTAAAATAAGAATCATCATATAATTCTATTACCTTATAACCGTTTTTATCCTGAACTGTATATTTTAATAAATCTAATTGAAAATCAGTAGTGAATTTGAATTTCATAATCACCCAATTAACTTATGCAACATTATTATATAGTATATAGTATAATCCCAAAGAACTAGTAACCTTGTTAAAAGAATTTGCCTTAATGTATTTGCATATTAAATAAATATATATTATATTTGAATTACAATACTAATTATAAAAAATGGAAATACATAGATTAGTACCCATGAAAGAAGGTTATGATCAAAACCTTTTCAACAAATTATACAAAGAAACTGAGGGCTTAAGGAATTTATTAACTTATCAAATCGATGCTAGAAGATATGGAGTAACTCCAGATATTATACACTCTTGGTTTGATGATAAATTTATCTGGGTATTTAATAAATATTATGGGGAATTATCAGAAGGCCAATTAAAAGGTAGATTAATTAATTCCCTTAAAACATTTAAATTTAGGATATTAAGAAAAGCATATTCTAAATATAATATCCATATTAACGAAGTCAGATTAGAAGGAGAAATGAATCTAATAAATATTATCCAAATAGAAGAAGAAATATCAAATCATGATTTGTTTTTAGAAATGGCATTAAAATACCTTAAGAAAAATTTATGTGATGATGCTTATTTAATTTTAGAATTGGAATTAAATCCCCCACCATATATACTTAAAAGAATTAGTTCATCCAAAACGAAAATACCCAGCAAATTACTTGCTGAGTATTTAGATTTAGAACCTATTAAAAATAGTTCTTTATATATAAATGAACTTAGATCTGAAATAGGTTCATGTATTGAATGCGCTAAAAATTATTTTTCTAAACAGTCGTTTGCCATGCAAGTACAGTAACACTTATTGTAACTAAATGTGTAGCCGGTGTTCCCGCAACTACAAACCAATAAAGGGTCTTATTAGTTTTAAGTCCTATTATACTACTTTCAAAAGCATTTGTACCTTCATTTACCCCAGATGCAGCTAATTCTATATTAACTGATCCCCCAACTGTAACATCCTTTTTAAATCCTAATATTACTTTATCAGTTGCGATTGTATATTGAGAAGCTAAAACTATTCTAAGCCAAGCTATCTCACAATCACTGGGTACTATAGCAGAAAGATCAAGATAACCAGTACTACTTGCAAAACTACCAAAATCAGACATATCAAAATCTGATATTATAGGTGTATCTCTCCAATATAATCTTTTACCTAAAGGAGTTGCCCAATCCCCCTCACCATTTAAAAACTCTGAAGCTATATTAGAAAGTTTTGGTAATAACCCATGTCTTGTATCAGTAGCATCAAGATCGGTATTATCATCAGGAACTCCCCAATCATCAAGTTTAGTTGCTTGAAGAATGATTATATCATCTTCATTATCTTTTGCGATTTGATCCAGAGCATCTAATGAATCAGAAATAGATTGAAGATTAGTTATAAAATTTTGTTCAGAAAATTGACGATCCCCAATAGCTCCATCTGCAGGAATTGTTCCTACTGCACCATCTACAGTTTCATCCAAAAATTTAACAGCAGTACCACTACCCCAAAGTTTAGCAGCTATATTCTGATCACCATAGTTTTGGGATACATTAGCCTTATAATAAATTAAATCAGCAAAGTCATTAGCCCCCGGAACTTCTTCAATATATCCTATTGGAACTTGTTTTGTAGGATAATCAAGGGTAGGTATTCCTCCACCATCACTTCCAGCTTTAACCCCATAAGTAGCATTATTAGCCCCAGGTACTGAAGGATAATAAGCATGTTCAAAATAAAGTATATGCCATTTAATACCAGTAGGAGCAGATACAACAATTGTAAAATCTATATCACCATCTTCAGTAATAATCTGACCTTGAGTACTAATAAGAATCCCGCGGTTAGCTTCAATAACAGGAGTAGGATAAGTTTTATCATATTTAGCTATACCCCCACCAGATACCCTACAATAAACATTATTACCTGATTGAGCTTGATATTCAGTCATCGCATTAAATCCATAATACCTACCAGGGTTTAATATCCCTATCAAGGCATCTCTTAGCTCGAAAGAGAGAATATCTGCTTGATAAGTTGTGTATTGACGTTGACTCATGACTTTAAATTATTATCTAGTTTATAAATTTTATTAATTATATAGAATATAGTTAAATAAGTAATTAGGTTGCTAGAAAGTATATAAAATTAATTAAGAAGTATACCTTTTAACTAATCTAGTAGATAGTTTAATTAAGTTGTGTAAGTTAATGACTCTAACTGAGCCCATATAGGATTAATGAAATTTTGAATAGTTGGTTTTAAATAATTATCAAGCCAAGCTTGAGGAGGGTTCTTAGACCCTGTTCCCGGTAAATCAGTTATGACTAAATCATAACCAGAATAAAATGTAAAACCTATGTCATAAAGAGGACCATCATCATAAAGCAAAGGATCAGGATATTCATCATAACTTGTTAATGTTACCTCATTTTCTGTAAAGGTATCTATCATATATCCATATATTGCTAAAAAATATTCTAATGATTTCTTAGTACCTTTAGTTCTTAATATATGAGTTATATATCTTATTAAAATAATATACTCATCTTCACCACCACTATAAGATTGACCTATTCCTACATCTGGAGGGTTACCAAATAATGCTGAAATATAAATAAGAAGTTCTGTAGGGTTATCCCGAGTTAAACCAGATAAAGCTTCGGCATTTGTAATATCCAAAACCTCATCTATAGAAGGGCTAAATTTATTATCTATTTCAAGACAAAAAATTTCCAAATACCTTTCCAATAAACCTTCCCCATTCACATCTTTATAAGAATCATTTTCTTTAAAATAATTTGGAAATTTCCCAAATAAGAAATTGGGTTTAGTAACTGTCTTTGCTAATGTGATCATACCCCTATTTGTTCATTAACAACTAATGTTAATTCATCAACATCATATACTGGAATAGTATAATCTTCAAATTCCATATCTTGATTATAAGGATAAGTTATAAATCTCCATTCATCTGCTACACTAAACGATCCCCACATTCCGATCTTTAAACTTCCGTCATTAGAAGTATAATCTGTATCTCCAGGATCAGTAACATGAATAGTAATTTGACCATCAAATGATTCTACCCCAGATGGACCAGTTCTATATACCCTTGCAATAGTACTACTAATAACAACTAATCTCCAACTTGCAATTTGAACAGAACTAGATGTAATTTCTACATACCAATTATCTTCTAAAGGATTAGAACCATTAAATATTCGAGGATATGGTTTACTAGAAACTAGATCTAATTTAAGATAATCTATTTTATCTAGGTTATCTATTAAAGCAATTATATCTGACCTTCTTACCGATCTATTAATATCTGAATTATTAAACCCAAATTCATTTTGAAGAGCTGCTTTTATATCAGATTCTGCTTGGCTTGTATTTCTTCTAAACTTAACAGTTGCAGTTATACCTAATCTTAATTTTGTTTCCCCAGCAGCATAAGCCTCAACTGAAGTAGAAATCATTTTTTTATCAGCAAAATAATCTTTTACATCTAACAGCAATTGTGACGGAGCAGTTCCCCCTTCATTTGGAGCAACATAAAAAATAATTTTCTTTAGATTAGCCTTAAATTCTACAGCTGCTTTTCCTACACCAGGAACTAATAAACACATATCCTTATGATCCTGAAGAGTAACTGCCCTGTTTAAAGTTCGTAAACTTAAAGCAGCATGTTTCCTGATATCTTCTAAACCCTCTTCATCTAAACCTCCAACAGCGGGTAATTCATTGGTTATATCGTAATGATCAATAGTTGGAGTTTGAACTGGTGGTGTTGGAGCCGAATCCCATATTATTAATGTATTGGCTTCTACATTACCAGCTACTCCCTCACATATATAAAAGGTCCCATAAACTGTTTGTCCACTTGGAGGTATAGCGCCATGAACATTATCCCCGAATACTACCCAGGCCTGTTTATTCTGATCTACTTCTACAATAAAATGGGTATCTTGTGGACCAGAAAAAGTAAAAGTATCCCTTAACTCCCAGGTTATAGAATTGATTTCAATCTGCAATGTCCCATCTTGATAATCATCAGGTAGTTCAAAAGATTGATCTGGAGATGAACTAGTCATGCCTAAATTTTCATCTATAACTTCTACCCGTTGTCTAGCTCCTACTACTGCATAAGATGCCCCCAAAAAAATAGTAATACTAGATTGTGTAATGAATTCTACCCCAGCTGCATTCTTAACTATATACCCTTCACTAATAGTTTCATTAGCCTGTAATGGAACTGGATCCCCACTTGTATCTACTGCAGTTATTTTAAGATCAACTACTGATCCAATTTTAGCTTTAATTCGATAATCAATTAACCTTGTTAACTTAACCAGAGAACTATATTTTCTAGCAGTAGTAACAAAAGATTCTCTAGCTACACTATCTACATAATAATTTAATTGTTCTACCAAACCAGCAAAGGCATTGATAATTATTACAAAGATATTACTCTCACTATGATCGGTTATCTCTGGAACTTCAGTCTGCATCCTGGTCAGAATAGAAGCCTTAATACTTTTATAACTACGATGTAAGTATGTTACCCATGTATTTTCTAAAGCCATGATATGGGATTATTAATTAGTATAGAATGTATAGTTAAGGGTATCCTCAATATTAATATCCTTAATAAGATATAGGAGATCAACAATTAGTCTTTCATTATTTGGTCTTTCAAAAACCATTTTCTTTAGCTCAACTCGTTTCTCCCATTTAGTAATTGAATCTATAATAAACTTCTTAATCAAAGTAATTAAAACTTCATCATTCTGATCTTCTAATGCCTCATGGATACGTGATCCAAAATCATCTTGATATTCACGAGTATATAGTGGCCATGAAAGAATTATTCTTATAGAAGATTTTATAAGATCATCTCCTTCAGATATCACATGTTTACCAGATGATAATAAGAGAGGGAAAATTAACCCCTGAGTTCTTATTTGAGCCATTATTCTTTTTCAATAAAAATTTCAAGAAATTTTTGAAGATCAGCATGTCGTATCATCCATCTTGATAAATTAACTATGCGCTTTAAATTTTTCCAATCGGCATCTTCAAAATGAATTATTTTATCTTTAGATTTTCGATCCTTATCAATCGCAGTTTGTATTCTATTTCTATCCCTTATTTCTGAAGGACTAAATCCTCCTTGTGGAACTATATCTAAGGATACTTCTAAAAGGTCAACATAATCCATAATAGAATCTTCAGCTTCTTTAATCCCAAATTTAACTTGAGAAACTTTAATATTAGTCTTTTCGATTTTTAATTCTTGCATAATTATCTCTATTATATATAACTAGTGTTGTTAAATAATAGTACTAGGGAATACTAGTCATTAAAACTATGGTGTTCCATAACTTAATTTCCCAGTACTAGGATTATAATAAACTATATATGTTTCAGTAGTTTTAGCAGGTAGATATCCAGCACTACCATTACCAAAATATATATTACCTCTTATCCCAGAACCATTAGGAGACCCACCATATAAATAAAGATTACCACCATCATTATTACCTATACCATAACCTGTACCTCCCCTAACAGTAAGATTATATCCTATAGGATGCCCACTATATCCCATAGACCCATAAACTTGTCCATTTATTGCAGCCCATGATATCCAACCATCACTAAGTAAATTTACAGGATTTAAAATACCTGCTATGATAACTGAAGCATTAGCATTACCTAAATAAATTCCTTGATTCCCTGATATTGTACCCAATACAATAGACCCATCAGCCCCTGACATAATAGTCATATCTGGACTTGCTACAGGTGTATATATGTTATTAGTATATAACCTTGACGCATAAAAATATCCATTATAATTTAATCTTGTTGTAGCTGTTGTATCTGTTGTACCTGTATAAAATTCTCCACCTGATTGTTTTGACCCATAAGCCTGATACCTATCAGTAACCCAATCGAGTAAAGTAGAATCAACTGGAGTAGTACCTCCTCCACCTGCAGGTACAGCCCAATTACCATCAGCTCGAAGAAAATAAGTAACACCTAAATTACTTGACCCGGGAACTAACCCTTTCAGATTACTGGTAGTTGAAAATAGATTAAGTAATGAAGTAGCTTGAGTAGCATTTAAAGCTTCTACATCACCAAAACCTACAGTAATACGGCCTAGAAATGAAGCTGTGGCTACCTGAGCCATTTTAACAAGGGTTACTTTATTTGTTCCTATTGCAACAACTCCAGAACCATTAATTGTTATATCACCTGAAACTGTAGTGAAACCATAAGTTGTAGCAGCCGTAGCTAATAAAATTTGTCCTGCTGTTTTACCCGAAATAGTATGAAATGAGCTATCCAATACATGAGGTAATGCAGTTTGAGCATCTCCTAATAATCCTCCCAAACCCACTACTGATATTTCATCTGAACCACCATCTTGGTGAGAAGTAGCATGTGCATCCGGGGTTCCTGCTGTAGGTATATCATACCATCCTTTTATTCCAGAACTATTAGTACCATATAATTTACTATTACCTGGAGCATCAGCATCATTTACAAAATTAACATAATTACTGGATTCTACTAAAGAATATCTAAAAGTATAAACAGTTCCACCTCCAACACCTAAATCAATAGTAGATCCATTTATCCTTGCATACGCACTTGTAGTAGTAGTCCATATATCACCATTAACTGGAGATGCCGGAGCAGCTCCATGTGGTAATCTTAATCCAGCATAAGACGTAGTAGATGCTGGTGTTATTACTCTATGACCAAAAGTTATACCATCTCCTACAGTAAATTCATTAATTAGATTCGTTTTAAAAATATAATCTGTTCCTACCCACTCTGAATAAAGTTCCATATTACCCTCTAAAAGATACCTATCATTAATACCTAATCTAAATTGATAATTTACATTAGCAGAATATAAAGTTACATAATTTCCTATTAAAAGATTAAAAGAACCCGTAGTAAAATTATGCCCTGCAGTATAACCTATAAATAAATTATATGATCCTGTTGATTGTCCATCTATTCCAAAACCTGCTTGAGCTCCTAAAAATGTATTAATTTCTCCAGTAGCATAATATCCACTACAATAACCAATTGCTGTTAAACTAACAGATGTAGTTATTTTATGTCCTGCTTGATAACCTACTGCTACATTAGAATGACCTGTAGATATATTATATAAGGATTGAAATCCTATTCCTACATTACTAAGTGCATTATTAGATAAATTTGTACCTTTACCTGCCCCACCCCCTATATATACATTATAATAACCACTTGAATTATACCGTCCTGCCTCTGATCCTATTGCTACATTACCTGCTCCAGTAATTGTATATGAATCAGAACCAGCCATAGAAAATGCACCCACTACTGTATTACTTGTTCCCGTAGAATGATACCAACCTGCAGAATACCCTATTAAAACATTAAGATCACCCGTAATAGAAGCTGATACTATTCCTGTTCCTGCACCATATCCTACAAATACATTATATTCACCAATTGAATAATAACCAGCATCAACACCTATAGCTACAGAATATTCCCCATCAATTAAACTTCTTAAAGAATTATTCCCTATGGCTATATTACCCTCTCCACTATTCAAACTTACTAAACTATTGACTCCTATACCTAAATTATTATTACCTGTAGTTATAGCATATAAAGCACTAGTACCTATTCCTATATTAGCTGCTCCCGTACTTGTTGTCTCAACACCAAACCCAGCTGCATAACCTATAAACACATTATTAGCTCCTACAATATGATGTCCAGCTGCATAACCTATATAAACTATAGTTCCATAATTAGCATCCATACCTGCAGCATACCCTATTATTACACTATCTGATACATTATTAGAGCTTCTAAGGGTATTATACCCTATCACTACATTACGACTCCCCTCAGAAATATTAATAAATGATTCTGCCCCTATTATTATATTTGATGATCCACTTGTTATATTATTTCCAGCTAAATACCCAATTAAAATATTATCCAATCCTGTTATAGAATCATTACCTGCAGATTCAGCTATTCTTATTACCCTATTAATAGAACTATAAAATATTATTTTAGTTGAATCTTCTCTTATATCAAGAGCATCAGGGAAACTAATATAATTATCCTTATGAAATATACCTTCTATTTCAACTCCATAATCAAGAGTATATTCTTCAATAATATCAACCAATATTTTACCACTAGTAGCTATATTATCACCTAAAGTAAATGGACTTAAAACTATACCATTTTTTTGCCAATACTGAGTAGTAGTAAATGCCAATTCAGCTAAAGTTTTGGTACCAGTAACTTCATCAGTAAAAGATAAATTACCCCCAAGGTCTTTCCATATTTGAACTGTTGATAAAATTTGTCCTAACCCTACTGTTTCCCCTACATAACTAAATATAATATCATTAGCAGAAGAATTATCAACATTCATATTAAGTCTTAAATCATTACCTAAAATATCCCCAGTAACTGTTAATCCTATATCATCAGCATCCCAGATATGTGATATCTCAATAGCTGACATTTTATTTAGTAAAATTATTTCCCCCTGTTGATATAAAGAACCTCTTTTTGCTGTATAATTAATAATTACCGTTGCATCATCTATTCTACCCCCGACCACTAAATTAGTAATAGAATTATATGGCAATGTTTCATGGTAAGTAATAATACCATATTGAGTACCACCACCAGAAACTATTCTTGCCCCAAAACCAATAGACTCATCTCTAAGAAGCATACCTTCTATTTCAACCCCATAATCAAGGGTATACTCATTAATAGTATCAACATTAATCGTAGAAGGTAATTCATAAGGAGGTACCCAAGATCTAATCCCCGCAATAGTAGAAGATAATAATCTACCATCAACAGTTGGATTACCCAAAGCTTCCTCTGCCCCAACATCAAGATAACCCAAACCATGAAATGCAAACCCAAAAGTAGTAGTACTTAATGATTTTAAAAAATACCCCACAGTAAGTCCCGAAACAGTATGATAAGTTGAGCTATCTAATTGATGACTTAAAGGTTCGTAAGCAGATGGTTTCCCAGTAATATTATCCCATACTAAATAATAATTTGGTAACTGACTACCTAATCTCTCTGAATCATCTACTACCCCATTTTCATCAGTATCGTAAGTAGACTTTAACATATTACCTACACCACCCCCTGAAACTGCCTGAATAGCCGAGTCAACATATACTTTTACTGCTCTAGATGTAGGAGCCATATTATTTCCCCCGACCAATAAAGGACTTGTTTCAGCATTAAACATTAAATCATTTCCTTGCATATAAAGGAAAGGTTGGGCTCCCACTTGAACTCCCCCTACTTTAATATTAGTGGCTAAAGGAATAATATCAACATAAAGTTTATAATTATTAAGGTTTAATTTTATAGTTTCATCATCAATTTTATCCGCCAAATATCCCGGTAAAATATCATCAAAATCCCCCCTTACTTGATATGAGGGTTCTAACATTGTGGGATCTAAAACATAAGATTCTAATAAAGTATATATAGGATTAGCTAATCTCTCCATAGAATCTTTCATCTCATTATACATAGACATAGGCATAGGCTGACCAGCTAAGATTGGGTAACGTGAGTTAACCACCATAGCTTGAAAAATAGCCTCTAAAAATTCTAACCTAGTCTGTGCCATTAATGTAATACTCTTTCATTTTCAATATAAGGTTGATCTGTTTCTGATACATCTTCTGGTGCAGGATTACTCGGATCTAATGGACCAGCAAAACCAGAAATTGGGTCTATCAAATTATGTAACCTATAATGAGCTAAAAAATCATTTAACTTTTGTTCTATCTTATTTAACATTTCTGTTAGCTCGATCACTTTTACTAACCCCACATTCTCCCCATGATTTATTATGATCTGATTATTTATATCATCAACAACAATTGTTTGACCTTTAGGAGATCTAAAACCATAAATTTTAGTTGAAGTAAATTCTTCAGGCTTCTCCCCCTTAGCTCGATGCCCAAAATTCCAAATAGGAAACCTTGTATCGCCATGCTCAAATTCAATCCATACTATTTCTCCCTTAAGAGGTAATAATTGAATCCCATAATTATTCCCACCCCATTGAGTTTTAGGATAAGCCCATGATGGGTGTAATTTATTTTTTGTAACAGATGGAATTTTAACTTGAATTCTTCCTAAACCTATTGGATCATCATTATCAATCACATAACCCCGATAAGAAGAATAGTATTTTCCTATTGATTCAAAACCATAATAAAGTATATTATCAAAAACTTCTCGTAAGGTCATTTGTTTTCTGGTTTAAAATCCACGATTGATTTTGGGTCACTAGCCAATCTAATTAACCTATCAATAGCCTCATCGGGTTCATATTTATCAAATAAATCTCGAAGAGTAATAGTTTTATATTGTGATTGTAATATTGGGGATTTTAATTCCACTCCAGGTATAGCTACAAAATCTCTTTCCTCCATCCAATAAGTAACACTAATATTGGATCCAAATATATACTGTTCTCTTTTATACTGTTCTTTAATAAGTTCTTTAACCTCTTCAGACATTGCTTCATACTCTTCTTTTGAAAAATTAGTTATAATAGTCATCATAGCTTCAGGAACAACCTTAATACAATCCAATTCTACTTTATATCCCTGATTAGTGATTATATGTTCACATACTTTTACATAATAATGGCCCTCATGTTGTTTATGTACATTTGTTATCCTAAGAGTTAATTCACTTTTCATCCAAGGATCACCCTCGAGAATAACATTCCCTTCTTCTTTATCCATAGCTAATTCCCTTTGACGATTATTAGTTACATTAACTGCTTCTTCATAAGTCATCATAGGTAATGTATACCACAAAGCCCTTAATATTACATCATGTATATATGGATCAAATTGTGGACCTTCACTACTTCTTACAAAAGGATCTGGATTTACTACTCTTGTATTATCTGGAACTGCTAACCCAGGATACCCATCTTTTAATTTAAAAGGTTTATCAAAATGTCCTGGCCAGAATCTTTGTTCTGGAGTACCAGGATTAAAATAAGCCCCTTCTATTTCTGTAACCCCAAACTTTCCATAAGGAACATTTCTTAAATTTAAATATTTTTCGATCTCGTATTTTTTCATTTCATCCGAAATCTTCCTATCTTTTAATACTTCTTTTGGTGTTCTTAATTCATATAAAGCTTTTCTATAATCATCTATAAAAAAGTTTTTACGATCTTGAGGATCCATACCAGCATAAGATATAACTTCTTTATCAAAATTTTCAAATTTTGTTTTAGCTGTAAAGTCAATTAATCCTATTTCTTCTGATTTATATTTATATTGTTTATAAACCCCTTTCCCCAAATTTCTATTATGAATTAATAATGTATCACCTCGACCTGTTATAAACCAAGGACCTCTAGGACATTTTTTAAATATATCTTGCATTACTATAAAAGTAGATCTATTAGAAGTTGGTATACTTTGTTTCTCTTCTAAAAATACTCTTACAGGATGATCAACATCAACAAACCAAGTCCCAGCTTGAGTAGGTTTTTGGTTTATTAAAATACTTTTTGATCCCTCTGGTGCTTCATCAATAGGGTCAAAAAATATTCCTTCATATGGCGGTCCGTAATCTGGAACATTAACTGGAACTAATCTATCCTCACTTTGATATTCTTTTCTTCTAACTTGAGCATAAATCCTTTCCCCCCTATCCTTAATTACAATATTATATCTCCCATAAACTTGAGCCCTAATATAATCGATAAAAGCCCCCTCACCAATATCATCTGACCTAGTAACTTTAAGATATGCTAAATAATCTGTACATATCAATTCTGTATAAATTACTTCCCTACCATATTTACTTGTTAAATCCCTAACTACTACTGTTGTAACAGGACTTATAGGATTACCAATATACCCCCAAACACATTGTAATTTTGTTCCACGTTCCACCCTAAATTTATTTAAAGCTTTTGGATTTCTCATTTGTAACTTTATCGTACAAATATCTTCATCCTCATCATCATATTTATATCTAAAAGACACAACTGACACATCATCTTGATCTTCAGTTGTGGCTAATTGATTACCCAACATATCAAAAATAGATACAAAAATAGTTTTTATTGGTCTATCTAGCTCCGCCATATAAAGACTGGATTAATGGAATACTTGGAATTAGAATAATTTCCCCTACAGGTAAATCAAATATATCTTCTATATTATCATTAACATCAGCTATCATAAACCATAAAGAAGAATAACCATAATATTTTCTAGCAATAAAATGAAGTGTATCACTATATGAGATAGTATGATAAATATCTGATACTGATTGTTTATAAAAAATATTATTTCTAAATAAGGTCAATTCCCCAGAACCAAAATCCACCAAATATCCCCTATCATATAACCCTTCTGAAATTACCATAGCTTTATATTATTTACTAGTAGGTGAAGCATTCCCAACATATTCTATTTCAACTTTAGTTAAATTATTTCTAGTAATTCTTCCTAATGTTATCGTTTGATATGCCTGTATTGGTAACATATATGTAGATTCTAATTGACCTTGTAAATTAATATTACCCTTATTAAAATTAGACAATCTATAAGGTGCAGATAATACTATAAATTCATGATCAGAGAATAATACATTTTCTTTTCCCCACATAAGTTTTACTCTATGTGGATCACCTGTATAACCGTCTGCCTTAGTAAGAGATTCTATTCTTCTACAATTTTCAATAACTTGTCTCCTCCCCCAATCAAAAGCATACCAATCTATTTCGAATTCCAGTTTATCTTGACTCCCAGTATAATGATATATAGGATTATTTCTACCCATAGGTTGGATAGTAGCAAAAGCAGACTCACAATTATATTCTAATTCCTTAGGAATAAAAGGTAACCTAATAACTTCATATTGATTATCTTTTCCTTTAGCATCCAAATCAATAATAGATATATAATCCCTTAATTCTAAACCCTTATTAGGAACAAATTTACTATGACCAGAAACATCTGGTGAATTTTCACCTAATACTGGGATTTTTCTTTTTTCCTCGAGTTCTTTAGAATATGGGGTAATTATACTATGATCCCTAGTATCTGGAGAAAAAGTTCCAAATATTTTTATATCTGGATCTTCACCTACATTTTTAACCCTACGAAAAAATACTATAGCTCTACGAGCATCCATACTCCATTGTATTACCTGACTAACTGGTTTAGGAGGAATAAAAGTATGGTAATTTGTAAATAAAGGATTAGTAATTATAGCCATTATTGTAATCTACTTAATGAATCCATCATATTACGTTCAATCATTTTCTGAACAGTAAGTTCATTATCAATATAAATATTTATTGGTTGAGTCTGTTTAATTGTTAACATTTTTTCCAATTGATTAGCTAACTGGGATAAAACTTCTGTACTAACCCCCCTATTAGTTTCACCAACCCTTGTTTGTCCCACCATAGTTACCGGAGGAGCATTCAAATCTTGGAATTGAATCATGTGACCAATCTGTGAATATTTTGTTTCTGACCTTATCTGGGCTCTATTAGCTTCTTCTAATTTTTTTGTGTTTTGGTTAGTGGCTTCTTTATTACTTCTAATGGCATTTGTTAAAGCCCCAATTAATCCAGGTAATACAAATGCTAAAGTCATACCTAAAGGTCCACCCAAGACTCCTAAAAATTTTCCTAATACCCCCCCAACCATAGCTCGAGTTCCAGTTCCAGTAGCCATTTTAGATAACCCAAACATAGTAGCACTTGCTCCAGCTCCTCTAGCATATCCAGCCCCTCTAGCTGCTTGAGCTGCAGCACTTGCTCCTTTATAAGCTTTATACCCACCACCAGGAGCCCTAACATAATATCCTCCAGTTCCCCTAAATAATCTTTGATTAAACCCAAACATACCCCCAGCTCCTGCTACTGAAGCCACCCCAGCTCCTCTAGCCGCAACTGTATATCTCATAGCTGCAGCCGTCATAGAATTATATGCAGTATTTGCAGCTGCAGCCATTGTAGTTGCAGAAGTCCCAGTTTGTAAGTGCATTACTCTTAACCCCAAAACTACTGCTCGATATGCAAATGTTGCCGTTTTTAAAACCAAAAATCCTGTTATCCCTGCAGCTAAAAATCCCCCTAAAAGTTTACTATCAAAAATCTTTTCTAATATCGCAAAAGTTTTTGTTAACATTTTTAATAATACCGTAAATACAGGAGTCATTTTTTCAGTAAATGAAACCCACATAGCTTGCCATGCAGACCCAGTTTTATATATCCATCCTTGAAGTGTACTCATCATATCTCCCATAATCCTAGCAGAATGGCCAGCAGACTTAGTAGTGATCTCCCCAGAAAATCTTTCAAATTCTTGTAAATTTCTTAAAAATAAAGAACCTGCCCTTTTTCCCCTAACTCCAAATACTGATTGTAAAATTGCTTGTTTTTCAACATTCATCCCTTCTCCAAAATGTTCATCTATAGCTACACCCATTTTCTTCATGACTTCAGTCATGGTTAATAAATTCCCAGTTTGATCTGTAACATCTGTTACATTCATTCCTAATTCTGCAAGAGCTTTTCTACTAGGTCCAGAAGCAAATGAAGAAAATGCTCTAGCCAAATATCTCATAGAGTTTTCCATAGCAACCCCTGCCATAGAACCTTGCATCCCTGCATTACCTAATGCCATTACCATAGCAGTAGATTCAGCAAGTGTAATATTAAGGTCCATCGCAGTAGCACCCCCATATTTAAGAGCCTCCCCTAAGTCAAATAAATTAGTATTAGCTCGAGTTACTGCATAAGATAATAAGTCAGCAACATCATTAGTATATTGAAACCCGATTCTAAACTGCTTCATAACATTAGTCATGATATCAGCAGCTCCACCTTTTCCTCCTAATAATGATTTAGTAGCACCAGCAAGATTAACAGCACCTTCAATATTCTTTTCAGTTTCCGTAGCTGACATCCCAGCCATTGCCATAAATCTCATACCCTCAGCAATATCCTGAGGATAAAACATTGTCTCTCTACCTAACCTTTTAGATATATTTGTTAATCTTTTTTGTTCTTCTGAAGTAGCATCAGTGATTGATTTAACAAACTCCATTTCATAACTAAATTCGGCAGCTTTTTTAACCATCCTACCCATACCACGTAAAGCCATGGCTCCTGCAAAAGCTAACCCAGCATACATATTACGTTGTTGCTTAAGCTGAGCTTCTTGCATTCTTATAAACTCCTGTTCTGTTTGAACAGCAGAAGTCCTAATTCTAGCCGCAGGACCTGAAAATTGATCTCTAAGGAACATGGTTACACCAATTCCCAGAGTACTTCCACCCATCATAGTTATTTAAGTTTATTTAGTTCTTCATCAAATTCTTTGGATAATTCAACAAATCTTTTTCTTCGCTTAACATTTAATTTTATAAACTCAGAAAAAGGGATATGAATATGGTGTTGAGAAACATAGAAGTATTCCCCTTCTATATCCCCCGTGGATAAAAAAAATCCGCGGTACCAATTATAGGATATTCAAATTTTTCTTTAGTTTCAGGATGTTCTAGTATAGTTATTAGATTAATTATTCGATCATTTTCAGTAACATCTTTTCTAATCTCCATCATATCAATTGAAGAAAATGTTTTAAAATTCTGAATTTTAACCCAATTATTATTAACATTTAATTCGATTCCCCTAGCTTTAAGTTCAGCATTTATACTTTGTTGATCCATTGGTAAATTCATCAAATATCTTTCTCCATGACCATTCATAAAATAATAACGTATCAATTTACCAGAACTTAATTTTATTTCTTTAGATTTATCTTTTCCAAATTTATGGGGTTTAATACGAAATTCATAATAATCTGGACTACCTTTTTCCGGAAATGGTTTATCTGGATTACCATATTCCCAAATAAGTAATCCAAGATCCTCTTCATAATCAACTTCCAAATTATCAGGCCATTTATATGAAAATTTAATATATTGCCCTATAGAAAATATCCTACTGGCAACCATAATAAAATATTTATCACATAACTTTAAATCTCTTGCATCATCCAGATTAAATTTTTTATTTTCTGTTATATTAGTAGATACTACAATCTCTTTAACAAATTTATTTGAAGATGTCCCATCAGCTACATTTCCCGCATTAGAAAGTATATCATCATCTTCCCCATTTTGTTGTCTAATAACAACTTCATAACCAGAAGGAGTAATAAGAGATAATAAGCTCCCATGAATTTCTTCAAGTTTACTTAAGTCTGATTTCATAATTTTATTTTTAATAGTATTTCCCGAATCTAGTAAACTATAAAAAAGGGTACAACCTATTAGTTTGTACCCCCTTTATTAACTATGGACCAAAAATCGAGAGAAGCTATATCTTTGTTAATTTATCAATCGAAAATTCAACATGTTCAATTGTATTATCAGATGATTGACGATCCTGTTCTTGACCAGATACTGAAGCAGGCCATACCCCCAATGCAATCCATGTATTAAGAACAGTAACACCATCCTCAGCAAATTCCACAACGGTTATAACCTTTTTATAAACATCTGGAGGAGCTCCTCCACCGAGCATTGAACTTTGACAAGTATCATGCCATGACCATATATAAGCATCACCCTGGCTCGAAGATAAAAGTTTATCACAGGCAATCTCACCATAAGTAACCCTTCCCGCTGTTTTAATATCATGATTGGTATCCCCATGAGCTACCTTCTCAATATCTGAATCTGGTAATGTTACCTTTTGAAATAAAAAAGGATTAATGGGGTCTGGGCTAATCTGAATAGACCAGTTAAATTTTTTTCTTGGATTAGCAAATTTTGCCATGTTATTAAATTTAATATGTTATTAATCGATATATACACCTTCACCCTGAACAAGCATCAGATTAAATATTAATTCCTGAAGAGATGGGATTGGCCATATTTTCAAGTTAATTTTATATTTCCCATTCTGAACATCAACAGGATCATTAACTTGAAGATCATCTATAGTATTTGCAAACTGGTCTCCATAATATTCGTATTTATAGATTGCCCTATAAGCCGGAGAAGATAATTTATCCAGATAAGGTTTTAGATGATAATAGATTTTATTAAAAGTAATGGGATCTGTCGGTTCTTCCAAATAGGATTCCAGAATTGGTTTTAAAGTTTTTTTCATCCAGAGAACCAACATAACTACACTTAAAAATTTCTCTTGATTATTTGCAAACTGAGCTGAAAAATTACCAGAAAGTTGAACTATCCCATTTTTCTGAACCATCATATTAATTTGAGAATTTGCTAATAAATTAAGATCAGCAAAAGAAGCAGGAGTACCAAAATTATTCACAACCCCAATAGCATCCTGAACAGCCCCTTTAGTTTGACCGGCAAGAGAATACCATTCACCAAAATTATTATGAACATAAGCAGCTATTCCAAGAATATCCCCCATTTCTGACATAGCTTTTTCCTGAAGAGTTTTTTCTTCTCTAATCCTAATTCCCCCACCATAGATAGCTCCATATTTAGAATCACTAGCAATAACTACTCTTTCTGCTACTAAGGTAGTTGCAGTAACAAGAGAATTTGGTAAATGAGCAAAGAATACCAGATCTTTTCTAGCAGTAGCATAAGTAATTCCCGCAGCATTCACACCATCATCATCCTGTTCAGGAGCAGCTAAAATAAGACCATCATCAACCCCATCAAATGTAACCATAGCATTTGTATAATCCCCAGCTACATGCCCAGTAGGATCAACTCCACCCGTAAATGCAGAAGCAGCAGCTACAGCTGGAATAAGTAATACAGCAGCAGAAGCATCAGCATAAGTAAAATCAAAATTTTGAGACATTGCCTTAACCTCATCCAAACAGGTCTGATTATTCGCAGTAGATGCAATAAAAGAACCAATATTTACATATACCTCATTAAGTTCAGGTTCAACATCATGGATAATTTCCATATTCCAATAATCAGATGACCCATTAGAAGCAGCTTTAATTTCAATCTTAAAGCTATTATAATTAACTCCTTTGTATTTTGGTTGAACAGAGAAAAGAGTAACTGGAGTACCATCACCGTTTGCTATATTCTTTGAAGAAGCTTTAACAGCTGGAGTTGCAGCTGCATCTACTCTACATACTCTCAATCTAGCACCCCGTACTAATGACCTTTTACAAAGATATGGAAAATCAGAAGTTTCCATGAAACCACCAAAAACTCTCTCAAATTGAGGCCAACTATTTATTAGTGAAACGTTCAAAACTGGTTGTTCTACAGGACCCCTCTTAGTTATCCCTAATACGTAAAAAATACCCGGAGCAGGTGTAGATACACCAGGTGTAAAATTCTTCACGTTAAATTGAACTTTAGCTGCGTCTGGCATAATTATTAAATTTTATGATTTTAAATCTTTTTATTTAATATATAAAACTATGGTATTGTACTCAAGTAATAACCATGGGGTCAGAATCATAACCCCAACTTCCATCCATATATTTCTGTAAATTAATATTTAATGTTATTTCACTTATCTTAGCAATAGTACCAGCCAATTCTATATCCTCTCTATCCCAAGCATCCGGTATTTCATAAGCATAAACATGTTCAATTATACCTTGTTGTATATCGCTTTGATCAAAATAGTTTAAATATCTTATAAAAAATAAATTAGACAAACTATTATACCATGGTAAATAACCTCTTCTTGGAATAGCCAAAGCTAATAAAGAATTTAATATTCTAGACTGAGCTATAGTATTTGATATAAGATGAAAATTAATATAAAAATCTACAGTTTGAGGGGGAGTGACCAAGGCTTTATATGGTTCCCCAATACCTTGATCCAAGAAGTACTTACGAGGGTCTCCCCCTAAAGCCCCGGATAAAAAATTACCAGAATCCATAACAATTCTTGGTATCTTTTCTATACCCCTAGACTCACTGCTACCCCCGCTAAAAATTTCTATAGCAAACCCCTTAGCTCCATCTGCTATTGTTTTAATATCTGCCTTCCATTTATCCCAACCTATTTGTGTATTTGGATAAGTAACATTATCAGCAATATCTGGTAAATATAATTTATCAACCAATTCTACACGAATAGCCTCAAATAAACTTCTTTCAATTATTTCTTGAACGGTTGCTAAAGCTGTATCAGACATTATATAATAGGAGTTATATTAATCCCTTTTCTTTTTAAATTCCTAATTAAATGAAATTGCAAAAAACTTTTTAAACCAGCCATCCCTTTCATATCACGTTTAAAAGTATCAGCAAAAATTGGCCTAGCTGGTATCCCCATACTCCAAGCTCCATGTTCAAGTATATTTGCATATTCACTAATAGTTAAAAGTTCACCCTCATGGGAATGATAAGGTACTCTCATTAACCCTCTAGGTATTCCAATTCCAAGTCTCCCACCCGGTAAACCCATTATCCCAACTGCATTGTGCATAGCTCCACTCCAATAAAATAATCGAGCAGGACCACCGTACCTGGTTTTATATTGTTTATATTTAACTGAATGTCCAGGGTACCCAAATCTTTTACCACCAGTTCTTATATTTGTTTTTACACGATCTCGATATTCTTCAGCAAATTTTCTTTGAGCTGATTTAGCTGCCAACATTAAATTAAGATCAATAGAACCCACCATCTGATTAAATCTTAACCAGTCTCCCTCCAATCTAATCCCTACATCAAATGCCCCTCTGGTTCTTACACCATGTCGTACAGCCATAATAATTATAAATTAATATTTAGCATCCCCAGTTTTAGTTTCTTCTCTTTTAAGAATTATATAAAATAATAATGATTCATCACCTGCCTGAGCTACTGGAGTTTCTCCTGCTGAACGGTATTTGATACCCATGTGAAAAAATTCATCTTGACCAGGGTCTAGAGCAAAAAATCCATCGGCATTCAAATAACCATTATCAGCAAGATATTTTTTATTTAATATTATTACTGTGTTTTCCTTATCAATAGCTCCACCTATATTTTCATCTGTCATTGGCCGAGTAAAGAAAAAGTTATAAGCCATTAAACATTTTAATGGGATATCAACATAAACTTCATTAGATTGTATATCTTCCCCATACCTTTGAAAACCACGGGTATACCTACGCCATGTAACAGTAGCCTGATTAAAAGAGTCATGAACACCATTAATGATATCTTTATATTGTTGCCATTGAGCTGTAGTTAACATTAACTGTTACCCTTTCTTAAGATTAAACTTAATCCCACACATAATGCAAGAAATTGAAACATAGCCAGAAATTGAACGTGATCAATTCCCGACCAGTTAAAAAACCACTGCCATACCTGATCATATAATTTTGTTTTGCCAATATAAAATAGATCGAGTCTGGCACATTTATTTAATATCAAATTAAATAACGCAAATCGTAAAAGCACGTAACCAATAATAACCCTTACAAAAATAGGTTTATATTCATACATTCTCAATCCAGTTTTCCAAGCAAATAAACCCAGAGTGGTACCCGACAGATAAATAAAATAAAATACTCCTGCAAGTGTCTTATGCCCCGCTAGCGCAAGTCCATCAGGGACAGCCTTAAAAACTATCAAAAAAAGAGCAAGAATAAAAATCTGCCAATTCATTATCTTTTTTTAATAATTAAAAACTTATATTTTTCAATTACACTTGGATCAATAACTCCAAGTGTATCAAAAGCAACTAATATAATGGTATTCATTGAATAACTAAACATCACATACGCTGCATAACCTTCTGTATCTGCAAAAATAAATGGTAAAGGATACCATGCCTCATCTATAAAAAAAAATCCTAAAACAGTTCCATTATTAACAACATCTTCATCTATCGCTGTATTTACAAGAGCATAAACATTAGCTACCCTCCCCATAAATTCACCTTCAATCCATGAAATAGAAGTTGCTAATAAAATAAAAGTTGTAATTCCAGGTATACCGAGAACCGTCTTGAGTGCGGAATTTGTAGCACCATCCAATTCAGATGGTTTCTTTCCAATTAAAGTCATAATATTAATTTATTAAATTAATAATTTTATATAAAACTGACCATCTTCAGTACTGATATAAAACTGACCATCCTCAGTTAATAAAGCTATACCAATAAATTGAAAATTAGTTATAATGAATTTCATATCTTTTATCCTTGTGATGGTTCAAACTCTGAAGTTGAATCAGAGAGAGTAGGGTAAACCCAATCTGGATTTTGAAAATACTTTGGAGTAATTATCATATTTCTCTCTGCACACATTGGTAATTTAACCTGAAGAAATTCTGAGAGCCCACAAATATCTTCTTTAAAAGTATCAAGAGCACTTACTCCTTGAGCATTTCGTTTAAACATAGTTTCAATAGTATCCCCAACTGGAAAATATTCCACTCTAGTTGGACCAGTTTCTATACTCTTAACTCCTCCCTGACCAGTAGATTCTGAAGAAGTGAATGAACCACCAAAGAACCCAATTAAATTTCCCTTAGCTGCTAAAATTAAGGCATCATAAACAACCAATTTAGCTAATAAAGCATTTACTAATATAGGCCATTTTTCTTCAATATTCAAATCCTGGTCAGCAATATTAAAAGCTGATTGTAATATCTTTCTCCAAAAGAAAATTCTTTGATTACGATAATCCTCGGATAATACTATGTTAGCGGGTAATTCTGCATTTAAATAAGCCTGAATAGTTTCAGAGAAAGGAACATAATCCAATACAGTTATGTTTCCTTTTACTAAAGGTATAACTTCTGTCGATACTTTTGTTTCTTCTATAATATATTCAAAAGTCCCATTAATAGCAGAATGAGTAATAGTAAATGGTACTGTAATTTTACCGTTTATTTCATCTACATTACAAACTATTTCAATTGGAGTTAGGGTTAGATAGAGTAAACACTTAGCTGTACTATCAACCATATTATAAATAGTCCCATCAAAATTAGTAAACTTAAATACTTTACTCTCTGCTTTACCTTTTATTAATTTAAAATCAATTTCCTTTACAGTCATAATTATATATTTATTATATAAACTATAGTGTTGTTATTGTGTTTCGGTCTCTAAAATAACAATAGTTATAAATTCTGATTCCTTAGTTACAGGAGTTTCTTTCTGAACCATTTCAACATTAAGATCTGAATCCCCTACTTGAACCTCCATTGGCTCGAGTTCATCAACCATGATAGCTTCTAATTCTAATACTTCAACATCGAATTCCTGCCCATAAATAATACTCCCAGTTGAAATATTTAAGAAATGTTCTAAAGCTGTTCCTGTAGTTAAAGTTGATATTTCGACTAACCTTTCTCCTGTTGTCATTATGGTAATACTTTATCCCAAACAGCATCGGCATTTCCAGAAGCATCAGGTATACCCATTAATTGATCATGTTCTTCAATAGATAATCCACTTCCAATAGTTTTAACAATTAACCCGGCTGAATTTGTTGGAATAACCTGTACTTGATTCTGAACTAATATACCACCTACCGCATCAAAGATATTATTATTACTTCCTATTAATATTACAGTATATTGACCATCCTCATATTCAACAGAGTATGGTGGTAATATTGATATTGCTCTTGCGTATGTAATTCCTGCTACTGTAACTTCTGTATTATGATTATGTGTTTTTTGTTGAACAATTCCCTCTTCACTATCTTCCCATGATTTAAGTTGTAATCTAAAAGTATTTGTATCATGATTATATAATGTTCCAGATATAAAAATTAAATCTACTTTTGGTACGAAAATCACATGGGTTAAAGGATTAACAGAAATTGCCATTATTCAGTTCCTCCACTAAATAATTTTGTTTGAACTCCAGCTAATTGAATTTTAAATTGTTCTATTTGTGCTTTTTGTGCTCTTAATTCTGCTTCTAATGAAAAAATTTTTTCCCGCATCTCTCTCAATTCTCTTCGAGTTTCTTTTGAATAAGCAATTACTGTCATTACATTTCTCGTAGTAACTTCTTCAAAAGCTTTTTTTAATTCTTTTTCTCCTGATTGGAATATTTCATCTTTACTCATCTGGTATCATTTGAATTATTTGATTAAGTCCTGTAACACTATCTACGGTTCCTACTATTGGACTTTGCTGATATAAAATACCTGAAGTAGCCCTTCTAACTCTTCCTATTACTGGTTGATCTATACCTACAATTCTCACATCTTCAATTTCTCCAATAGAATCAGTTATCCCATTAATAAAAGCAAAAGTTGCTAATATTGTTCCAGTAGCAGGAGAACTTGCAGACTCAACCATTGTATATGAATATGAATTATCACTTATATAGGTAATTTCATATGCTCCATTATATGCTTCTTCATTAGCTCCAAGTATAATTATATTATCTCCTGAACTTAAACCATGATCTGTATGAGTTACAGTTGCAGTTGTTCCCGAGCTTACTATTGTAACTAAATCTTGATAAGGAAAATTAGTATCATCAGTAACCCATAAAAGAACTCTTGCTCCTATAACTTCATCTCCTGAAAGAATATCTTTTACTATTATCTTTGTTGTAACAGATGCTCCAAGAAATGTAACTGTACTACCAGTATAAGTACTTGGATCGGATCCATCATTTTTATAAATCCCAATAGCACTACCTGATGTATTATTTACAGCATAAGTATTACCTGAAAAAGTTAAATTATAATATGCAAATGGACTTCCAGTTGCACTTGGGTGTTGGACTCCTGCTCCAGTTGTATTAGCAATAAATTTAGAGTTTTTAATATTAGTACTACTACTCCAAAGTAATGCTCCAAGTGTACTTGTAGTTTCAGAAAAAGTAATATTTCTTGCTACTACCGCTCCAATATCTATTTGTCCACACGCTTGAAATACTACACCTGCAAGTATATGAGATGTATCAGAACCAAAATCTATTCCTTGATCAACTAACTGAAACTTAGTATTATATAATTCTAATACATCTAAATTAGAATCAGTAAAATCAACATATAATTCTGGACCAGCACTAAGATAAGTTGATCCTGATCGACCATTTATTGTATCTCCACTACCTACAACAACTCCATCAATAAATGTATTAGTTCCTGTAGAATTTCCTACTGCTGATATATTATAAGTTAAGGCACCACTATCAAGAAATACTACTGTAGCATTTTGATCTTTAAAATATGTTGTAGTAGTACCACTATTATCTCCAAATGTTATATCTCCTTGTACTCCATAAACACCAGGTTGATATTCCATTACTATTCCATAAGCCTTACCTGCTGATGTACTTGCATCATCAGCTGCTATTTCTGCCCATATACCAGGATCACCTGATGTTCCTCCTTTTATATTAAGTCCTGTTCCATGACGAGCTATATCAATAAAACAGTTTTCTGTACCCCCTAGAGATTTAGCAAGTGTTTTAAATCCAACTCCAACTTGAGTAATAGAACCCCATACCATTGAACCCTCACTACCTGCTAATGTTGACTTATAAGTAGGCAAATTATTAGCATCAAGCATATAACAAGTCCAACCACCAACGTTAAATGCTGGATAATAATTACTACCTCCTACATGATATGCCATCCTATTTGTCCCATCTCCTACAACAATTCTTACCCCACCATTTTCAATAGTATCCATCTGTCCTCTTGGAGACATCCAAATATATATCTTTCTATTTAAAGCATTAAATGAAGAAACAGTTTGATATCCCTGTACGGTGGAATTAGAAACAACAACACCTAAACAGTTCGTACCTTCCCTCTGAAATCCTGCAAAAGTATCAAATGTTATACCTACCCAAGTGCCAATGGTATCAGCATCCCAAAGTTCTGTCATTGTTTCTGTTATGGTTATACTTACTGCCATGACTTTTTAAACCTATCATATAAAATTATTGATGCCGTATGTATCCCCTGCATAAGACCAGAATCTCTTGGAGTTTCAACCTTTAAAGAAATATCAATTCCTCTCTTTAAAAGTGGAGTTAAATTTACTCCACTTTTACCAAAAATATATAAAACATTTTCTGGGTGTATAAAATCTTTTAATCTAACACTTCCTTTTTCATGCAAAAATATAATATTTAAATCCCTATTTTCTTCAAGAACTTCTTGCATTGTCTGACGTTCTGTAAGATATTGATTTAATATTCCAGAAACAGGAACCATATAAAATTGATCAACAAGAAATTCCCTTACTAACAATTCCCACACATTTATTTCCATAAGAGGAGCATTCCAAGTCCTCTCCCACATTCCTGCAATCTTAATCATTAAGCATCTGTTGTTCTAATTACTGATATACTTTGACCTGATGATAAAAAAGTCCAAGCAGAAATAAACTGCTTAATTGGACTTCCACCACCATCTCTTACAATTACTACAAGATTTCTATCTGAAACATAAGTACCTTGATAAGATAATGAACCTGAATCTGCCAACTTATCTATATATGCTATATAAACATCATTACCAATAGAAGCATTAACAGAAAGAAAATCTTCATTACCATCAGTAGTATCAATAGTAAAATAATTAGGAGTACCATTCTCCCAACCTGAATAATGAAGCCTACGTTCAAAACCATTATTATCAATTACTCTAATATATCCTGTTGAAGGAGTATCTAATGGGATTGATTCTGTAACTTCTACCTGAGTAATATCATTAATAGTAAGAGCAAGATCAAGTGAAAGTTGATCTTTTTTAATCGCTGGATCACCATTAGTATCATAACTTGTACCATCCCAAGGAGCAACAAGAACATAATCTTCTCCTGATACAAGACCAGTGACAGAGTTTGTTACAAGATTAGGTGGACTCCATTGAACATTAGCAAGATCAAATAATTTATCTCCTGAATTTATATCTGATGGTTGAATACCTATACCATAGGCACCAATTATTTGTGTACCTGTAGAAACACCAATAAATGGTTTAGATATAAGAGCAGAACGATCTGTTACAGTTCCTTGTACTGCTGTTGCAGAAGCTCCATTTATAGTTACTCCACCAGAAGGAGCTTGTCCTGTAAGTATTTGTATCCACATTTTTGTTCCTGCTGTTGTACTATCAATAGCAAGTAACTGTCCTGTTCCAGGTGTTGCTCCTGCCCAATCTAATTCTTCTGGTTCAACAAAAGTTCCAGTTGGAGATGATATAGCAATTTCATGAGTAATTCCTCTAAATAATTCTCCATTTAACCCATAAAGAGTTGAACTTGACCCATCTCTTGTTAACCACTTCATTCTTTCATAGAAATTATTAATAGTCCTACTTGGATAATTAGTATTCCATTCAGAATAAAAATACTCAAGAGTAGAATCATCATTAATATCTAAACCTTTATATCCCTCAGTTACAAGAGTAATTCCCGTCCATCCTGAAACAGTAGCTTCTATTGTTTGATTATTCAAATCTGTAGCATCCGCAAGAGCTAATACGTTATTACCTCTAGATGAGCCATTAATCTTAAATTCCTGATAAGTATAATTAAATCTACGAGCAGTACCAATTATTCTTCTACCATCAATATCTCCACCATCAACTGCATAATCATGAACTTTAAGCATAAATCTATGAGAAATACCTGAATTATCATTATAGTTAAGACCACCATCCCCTTGAACTTTATCCCTACAATTCCACCAATCATCTGCTAATACTTCACCATTCTGAATAATTTGGATCTGCACATCAGAATTACCAAAGTTTACTATACCATCCCATATTATCTGATCTACACCTATCGTTCCTTGTATAACAGAACCATCATACAAATGTTCGGGAGCATTCACATCAAGCTTATAACTATTTATTAGAGTTATAATATTATCAGTAGATCTTCTTGAAGGATCAACATTGGTAATATCAAGTTCATCACTACTAGAGGGTACAGCCACAGCATCGTCTGCCAAAGATTGTAACCATCTATGGAACTCAATAACTGTTGCATAAGAAGGAGCTGAACCTGTATGGTCATCTCCTATATATGAGATAACCTTAGTATCCCTATCAATTGTCCAATCAGCTGCTACTATAGCCATAATTTTATAATTTTATATATTAATTAAAGTTAAAAGTTATACCGGAAAGAATAAAAAATTTACGAATATAAAAATCATAACCCACACCAAAATTTAAATGTTGAAAAACTGTAACCACTCCGACATTCTCAAACCTAACCTAAAACCCATGAAAAAAAGTTTCCTTAGAAATTATAAACTGCTCCTGTTAAAATAAAGAATTGCTTTACTGTGAAGTTATACCCGCCTCCAATATTCACAAATTGAAGCGCATTAATGGTCACTGCTGCAGCAAAACCCGAATCTTCTTCAGAAGCATCAAGCATTACAAGCGCATTAAAGCCATAATTATTAACCAAAGTTCCGCTATGTTCAACATAATGCTGATAGCCCAAGCCGATCCCTGCAGAGCTGAATGTCGATGATTTGAATGTTTTAAGCTCTTTGTCAAAGTTAAACTGGACTGCTGTTAATGTTGCTGAAGGACGGAAAAACCATTGAGCAGATTGATCCCCTTCGGCCCTGATTGACATTGTATGACCTTTGGGTTTAAGAAACCCGTCCCAGGGACCTTGTGCAGAAGCTATCAGGGGAAAGGAAAAAAGAATAAAAATAGCTGCTGCCTTTACTAATTTACTGATATATCTCTTGCTTGCAAATACCCGTTTTTTCTCAGTGCTATAAGGCGGTGCAAAGAATGTGGTTACAAGATAAGTACCGGTTGTGTAAGCAACTACTTTTAAAACGATAGGCCATAAAATTTGCCCGGCTACAATAAATGTACCTACGGCTTCAAGAATTCCCGCACCTAAAGCAATAAGTAATCCTGAAAAAACATTGATAATACTCAGTGATCCTGCCGGTGAATCAGAATGCAACAAAGAGATAAGGTTCTTTCCCGCATAATTAAGTGCAATGCAAATGGCTGTAACAGCCATAAGCACATAATCAATAGGTGTAGTGGTGAAAAAAGTCACCACTACTCCAATAATCGCCATTAAAAGTCCTTTAAAAAATTGTTGTGTTGTCATTGTTTTAATTTTTAAATTAATACTGGTAAATCTTTTAAAATATCTGCAATCTTATCATCATTTATCATCCCGTCATAAAGATATGGTCCCTCATCCTGCTGGTCCGGCTCGTCTCCGCTTTCATCATAAGTATGACTACCATGAGAAGAAATCTCAAAACAATAGACAGTACCTTCAAATATCTGCCTGTCAATAAGTTTATCCGGCCCCTCAATAGTACAAGCCTGAGAGAATCCCAGTCTCCTTAATTCTCTGGCAGCTAAATCATCCCATTGCCTGTAAGTAAGTCCCTTCTTCTTAGTTTCTATCAATGCGTAATGATAGGCTCCATTTGCCCTACCATTAAATACTGCATCTGCAGCCGTTTCGTAATCCCGGCAAGCTGACATTGCTATATAGTTAAGCCCTTCAGTCGGAGACAATACCTTATTCACTATCTCTTTATGTATAGGGAATTGTGGGTTATGATAAACCCTTGCCTGCAATAAATTATCAGGTTGTATGGCCCGTGTATTTGATTCTGAGAAACAAGTATCCATGATAAACAAAAGAAGATCACCGGGCTTCATTCTCGAAACAACCGCTTTTAATTCAGACAGGAATCTGGCACAAGTTGATTGGGAGTCTTTGAATTTCCTAAATGTGTAATAAGGCCAGATTTTAAGAACCGCCTTTTCAAAGTCAACCTGGTCATTGGGAGGCCCGGCAAGATCATTCGCCGTTCCGGGATAATTGCCACAGACAATACTAACAACTGTGTTATCGGTAAAGTCAGGCAATTCCACTACATCATTATTCCCAAACCATTTCTTAAAGCACATATTTAATCCCTTTCTTTTAACATTATTTTATTTTCCCTTTTTGCTTTATTAACTATCATTACAAGATCCACAAGTTCTTGGTATAATTTCGGATATTCAGTTTGACTAAGACAATAACTATCCCACCATCCTGCTCCGTTATATTCACACCTAAGTTTATAACATAATTTTTCAAGTTGATGGATTCGTTCTTCCGCTTTTTCTATTGTCATTTATTTTTTTTATTTTTTTAAAAATCCAATCTAATAACAATTTCATAAGATAACCAACAATTGTTCCAACAATAGTTAAGATTATTAATGAAAATATTGCTCCCCAAGTTGGCATGAATTTATTTATTTGAGATACAGCACCAGATACAGCACCAAGAATTGGTAAACTATCAGTATTAAATAAAGAAGAAATTATTTTATTTATCATAAGACATATTTTTATTTTATGGTATTATTATTGTAGCTCTTTTCCCATTATATGTACCTACTGTTCCCCCAAATGTACCTACTGTATTTACAGGTGGTGGTTCTTCTTCTTCTTCACCTTCATAAACTCCCATGGCCGGAGGATCTTCCCATTCTTCTAAATCAAAATCATATATTACCCCACTAACAGTAAGCCCTTCCCCAATTACAGGAGAAGTTTCTTGCAAATGAAAATCACTTCCTGAAACAAATTCTGGGTCTTCACCAATAGCATTAGCCTCTTGGGATATTGCCGCCTGCCACGTTGATAATGAACTATAATTGGTACTACCTATTCTCCCTATATAACCAGTTGTTGTATAATAACAATTATAATCCAATGTAATATTAGTAAGATCACTTAATGAACCTATTGAAAATAATCTTTCCGTTGCATTATAAAATATATTATTTCTTATATTAACATTTGATCTTGTTGCAGTAAAATTATATATTCTTATCGCTTGTCCTGTTACCCCATCTGTTCTTTGATAATGACCAAATCCCCCTCCAGAATTAACTATTGTATTATGTTCAAAATAAATATTTTGAGCAGTTGCTGTTTCAGGTCTAAAATAAAATTCAAAACCATATTCGCAATTTGAAATAATATTATTTCTTAAGACAAGGTTTTGTGCTGTATATGTTCCAGTATATCCCTGTGCAGATAAACCAGCATCATAAATATTATCTACCTTACATCTCTCAATAGTTATATCACGAATCCCTTCCCACATTTGCAACCCATTCCCAAAACGTACAGAATAATCACTATTCTGATCTACACCCCCGATATAACTAATATCAAGATCATAAAAATTAATATAATTACCTCCATAAGCCCATAAACAAGCACCCCAATATCTAAAATCAAGATTCTGAAATGTTACATATTGTTTTCCTGACATTGATGTTAACCCATATTTATATAATGCACATTCAATATCAGTATAATAAGTAGCAGGATTACTTGTAGAATAAAGTCTTATCCTATTATTAACATGATCATACCAAAATTCTCCCTGAGCATCAAGTGTAGGTGTTGCCGACATTATCTTAACCCCACAACTTGCTTCTCCATTAAAAATAAGATTTCCTACATCAACTGTAAATGTAGCATCTGAGTTTTGCCAAATATTTGTTAAAACTTCAGACCAATCACCTGTACTATTTTCTTCCTTTGAACCTAAGAATAATGGTTTATTACCTGTATCATAAGCACCATAATACATATAATAAGATGATGTTCCAGAATTTGGAATTAAAGCCTCTCTCCATATACTACCCCTTTTAAAGAATACAGAATCTGATTCCAAAAATGTAAAATTATTTACCTTACCCACCGTTTCCCATGCCAAAGCATCAGAAGTTCCTGTATAACTATCATTACCCCCATTCTTTACATAATATTTAATCCCCCCACTTGGTTCACCTATAAATTCATAAGCCCCAATAGCTGGAGGATCATCCCATGGCTCGTAATCATAATCGTAATCTGATACTGGAGTATAACCTTCTCCTATAGCTGGAGAAGTTTCTAATAAATGCCAATCAGAAGAACTTACAAAATTTGGATTATAACCTTCCCAATTATCAGAATATGTATATCCGGTACCTGGAACATAATCTCCATGATCACCTGTATCTTCAGTGTAAAGTGGCACATTAGAATTACCATTACCATAAAAAAGATTATTTGTAATACGAACATTAGTATTATCCGTTTCTCCCCATCCAATAATAGGTGCTTGATAAGAACCATAATCAAATCCAACTATAATATTATTTCGAATATTATAATTATCCGTTGTAACTCCACTCGGGAGAAACATACCAGTACCAACATAAACACCCGATTTCGTAACATCAATAGATGTTATAGTATTATTATATATATAAACATCCTCTATAGTATTAATATCATATTGTGACCAACTTGTAGAACCAATTCCATATATTGATCCGCGAGTATACCCAGACCCATTCTCACCAAGATTAACAATCAGATTATCATAAATCCAAATATCCCGATAATAACTTGGGTAATCATGACCATAAGCATATTGTGGCCATATAAAAGAATATATTATTCCCTGAGATACATATTTAATTAAGTTGTTATTTATTATTATCCCATTAATATAAGCCTCAAGATTAATACCTCTTTCAAAATGATCCTGAGTAGAACTGAAGCCCGTTGTATTATCATGTATCCATGTACCATAATTTGTTGCTCTCTTATGAGTACCAGTTACATCTATTTCTCCAACAATAGTATTATCATGTATCTCACATTCATCCATATTATACCAACATTCTATAGCAAAATTATAACTACCCGTTGGTCGTTCATCAACTGTTATATCACAATCATAAATTTTGAATCCCCTGTTAAAGCCAGTTACCATCTTAATACCATAACCATTTGATCCCCAAGCTCTGGCTGTTTGTGTTATTATAACATCATGACATAAGAATCCGTTCTGTGTATTAAATTCCAAATTACCATGCCCTGATGTACCAGATAATAATCCACAATTAGTAAATACACAACTATAAATCTGGTTACCATTAGACCAATATGAGGGCATTACCTCATCTGGTTCAAATATATTTGTAGCAGTCCAAGAACTTGAATGTTGCCCATTAAAATATACTCCCTTATAATAAAAGTTATTAAAATCACAATCATGTATAATAACATTATGCCTATAGTTAATTGATATACACATATAGGTACTTGATCCATTACCATTAAATGTTATTCCACTTATAGATTGATTTCCCTCACCATATAACCATCCTTCATCTGTTTCAGCCTCAATCATTGCCTCACTACTACTCCCAGTAAAAGTTGATGTTATAGTAACTACACTCTTCCCTGCTCCTTCAATAATAACTCCATTCTCTAAAATACATTGAGTAGCTTGACTATAAGCCCCTGCATTAATATGAATTTTATCTCCAACAGTAGTTGCTCTAGTACAAGCATAACCTAATGTTGCCCAAGGTTCACTAGCTGAACCATCTCTCCCTGGATCATCAACACCATCTTCATCAACATAATAAATATTTTCTTCACCAACAAACTCATAAGCTCCCATAGTAGCAGTAGATGGAGTATCCCATGGAACTCCATCATAATCATAATTTGAATATGCTACAGTACCTTCACTTATAACTGGTGAACCTTCCTGTAAATGAAGATTAGTGGTACTTACAAATAAAGGATTACTGGTAATATTACCTGTAGATAAATCAACCCTTACTTGAGTAATTGACCCACTAATATATACTATATTATATCCATTATTATAAAAATCATTATAAGTAACATCTATATCTGTAAATGATGCTGATTCCCCCACCTGAATACCAAAATAAATAGGATAATTATCCCAACTGTGAAATATATTATTTTGAATTGTAGAATTAGTAAAAGTCCCATTAGCTGTCCATCTTATACCATTATAATTATATCCAGATCCACCATAAAATGTATTATTTCGAATATGAAAATTATCAAGAGTTACACTATATCCACCATTAGCAGCTAAATCAACAAGCATCCCCCAAGTAGAAGTATAATCAGTATAACCTATATTATCCAATACATTATTATAAATATAGAAATATGTAAAACTTTGATTATAAGTACCAGCAGTGGTAAAAGCTATACCACGTGGATTTGATTTAATATAATTATTATAAATATAAACATAATTATATGTTCCCTTTTCAACCTCAATAGCTGCATTAGTATGACCAACTTGAGTTGGACTATAATAAGAAATTTGATTTCCAGTAGTAGTTGTAAAAGTATTATCATGTACTGATATTGTAAAAGGATAAGATCCTTTTGTTGATGAACCATTATCCGCATTACTAAAATCTAATTTTGCAGCTCCTATAAATGTATTATCATAAAATTCAACTCCACCTTGTAAATGAAATATTTCTGAAAAGAAATTCCATCTTCCGTAACTATCAGATGGTAGACCTTCTCTATCATTTCTTGTAAAATCACAATCATGCATTGTAATTCCACGACAATTAGTAATATTAAGTGAGTTACCATTATATCCAGGAGATCTTTCATTATTAGTAAAAATACAATTATAAATCTCCATTTCTTCTTGACCATCGATACGAAGATTACCTGGATCAAGAGAAGAATAGTGTCTGTCGGAACAGTTTGTTACAGTATTATTATAAAAATCATTACCAGAAGCATAAGTTACTGGAGGCTGTGTCCAACCAATTTGGTTGCGGTAATGAACACCAGTTGCAGCAAAATTGCTTATGGTACAATGATGTATTATTACATTATACCTATACCCTACCCATATACCACGAGTGGCAGTTAAATTATTTCCATTAATATTTATATAAGATATCGTCTGATCACCATTAGTCAATGAGCTTGAATATAAATATATGTAAGCATTACTATTACTTGACGATACATAACTAGTAGTTATATTAGGTATATTAGAACTATTTCCTAATATATTAACTCTTATAGCTAATACTACTCTATTATTATCAGTATATGATCCTGAATTAACATATATAGTATTATCAGACCCTACTTGAGAAGCGGCATACGATAAACGATACCAAGGTTTACCAGAAGAACCATCACCTGTATCATCATTACCTCCAGGGTCAATATAATAAGTTGCTCCTTTTAATAAAAATGGAATAAATAATAATAATAGAAATATTAATTTCCTCATAATTTAATAATTAAAATGGGTGAGTAATTCCGTCTCCACCGTTCCAAGATTCTGCAACTTCATCTGATGTTAAATCTCTGTTATAAATTGAGAATTCATCTAAATCACCATAATAAAAACTGCCAGTCTCAGCTTCATTAGTACCAAAATGTAAATCACAATTAGCATGATAAACTAAATTCACTGCAAACTCTCCCTGGGTAGGAGTACCATTATCAACATATATATAAACTACATTAGAAGTATTATCCCAGGTACATACAATATGATGCCACGTTGTTCCTGTTAAACCCGTTGTTGTTGTCAGTTGGTACATAGTACCAGCACCATTAGCTAATTGAAATCTTATATATCCTGCTGTAGTAAAAAATACAGCCCAACCATACCAATTAGTTGAATATGTGTAGTTAGAAGCAATAAGTCTGGTTGATCCTATGCCTGCAGATTTTATCCAAAATGCAAGACTTAAGCCATCAGTCGGTTGACAAATACCAGTTCCTAAAGCTACATTACTTGAAGTCCCATTAAATGTATAACAACGACCAATTTTTCCTCCTGCTGTATATGTGATATCCGTATTATCTCCATCTAAATTATTCTCAGTTGCATCATAACAAGTAGGTCCAGTAGTTTCATCCAATTTCCAATACCCCATAAGACCATCTAATAAAGTAGATTCTTCAGCTTCTTCCCTACTAATAGATGAAGCAATGACACCAGGAAACATTATCTGACCACTAACATTAATGGTTAAAAGTAATAATAGATATATTAATAATTTCTTCATAATATATATTATAAAACAGGTGTAACATCACCCATTAATATCCATGTATTAGTATCGATTTTAAATAAAGTACCTGAACTATACTGACCGCTTAATTGAAGTGCATCATCAGGAGCATTAACTGTAACTCCTGAATATTCCACTATAGTAGTAGCTCCAGTCCCCATACTAATCACTGTTATTTGAGTATGTAATGGAAATGCTACACTACTATTAAGAGGTACAGTTAATGTATTGGCTGATGAATTACTCATAGTCACTACTTTACCATCATCTGTTAATACTAATGTATAAGAAATACCTGTTTGAGCATTTATTTCAGGATGTTTTAGTAAAAATACATCCTCTAAAGGAGTTGTATCATCAAGTTGATCTTGTATATTACCATCTAATCCCTGTGAATATTCTAATTCTGCCGGAGTTACTGTTAAAGATGAAGTCCATGCACTACCAGTAGAAACAGGTACACCTGCTGCAGGGTATGTCATACCACCAGCAGGTGTTGCCCAAGTCCCATCTGCTCTTAAATAATTAGTTGTACCACCTCCAAGTTTTAATAAATAACCATGTTGTCCTGTGGTAGCATCACCTGTAGTTATATCTGTAAATGTAATTGAAGACTCCGGTTGAGTATGCCCAGCCCAATCTCCCCAACTATAAGCAGTATTCCAGTTTGCAGAATAATCAGTAATAGAAGTTCCCCATGCACTACCAGTAGATAAAGCTATACCAGCACCAGGATATACCATACCACTTCCACCTGGAGGCTCTGCCCAAGTCCCATCTGCTCTTAAATAATTAGTAGTCCCTCCACCTAATTTCATTAAATATCCATGCTGTCCAGTACTAGCATCACCTGTAGTTATATCTGTAAATGTAATTGTAGATTCTGCTTGGGTATGTCCTGCCCAGTCACCCCAACTATAAGCAGTATTCCAATTAGAAATAGCCATAGGTGTTCCATTAATTGAAGGTATATTAGTTATTTCTAAATCAATAAGCCACCCTTTTGAAAATCTTGATCCAGTTGCTCCTAAAGTACCAGTACCAAAAATATTATTAGTCCCAACACTAAAATCACCCCCTGCTAAAGTTAATAGATCAGAACTTTGAGAAAGAGTGATATCATTATTATAAAAATTTATAATCCCATTAGTCCCACTAAGGTGAAAAATAGGATTTGCTTTCCTTATCTCGATATTCCGGGTTGTAACTTGGGGGAAACAACTAACCATGCAAAACATTAAAAAAAGAATCCCAACTAATTTTTTCATATCTATGGTAAATTAATAAGTACTAAATTATAATTAAATAAAACATTATTACCAGAAGAATCATCAACAGTAATATTTAACCTTAAATCATCTCCAGATATATCCGCAGTTAAAGGTGTAGCTAAATTATCTAATCCTACATCATCCCCAAAAAATTGGTGTAATACTTCTGCAGTAGTAATTTTACTTATTACTTTAATTCTCCCAGATTGAAATAATGATCCACGAGAACAAGAATAATCCACAATAACACCTTCGTCAACTGTTATATCTCCAATAATAACATTGGAAACTGTATCATATGGTAATGTGGTATGAAGAGTAGCCATAGATTATATTTGAATATTAACAGGAAAGGGGTATACTTACGTCGGTGGTAAGCATACCCCTTAGGTATATGGATTTCAGCAGGTATTAAGCGACGTTTTGAGCCAAAGCTCCCAAAATAATATTGACCCCATCAAATACTCCCATGAACATATCAATATCATCTGTACTTGAACTAACTGTAGCATCTGTTAAAATATTTGATCCCCAAGTTACAGTTCTAGCTCCAGTACCATCCTGGATTATTTTTAAATAAACTCTTTCACCTACTTTTAATCCTAAAACTGTAGCATTTAAAGTAATATTTGCTGAACCCAAATTTAGGATAAAGAATTTATTTAAAGTAAAATCAAGAGTTATCTCAGTTTCAGCAGCTAAAATAATTTCAGAAGATTCAGCTCCAATCATATCCTTAACCATACCCTGATTAACTGTTGGGGGAAATATACTTTGAAGAAGATTGATTAAAGTTCTACGGCTCATAATAATTTAATTTAAAAAAAGGGACTTTTGTCCCTTATTATACCTATGATTATGATAAAATTATTCTTCTTCGTTTTCCAAGTCAAGAAGTTCAGCTACCATTGCATCATGTTTTAACTTTTTGAAAGCTTCAATATCTTCAGGCCCAACTTCATATTTTTCCTCATAATAGAGTACCAATTCAGCCTTAGTTTTATCTTCCAAAATTTCCTGGAAAGTAGGTTCTTTACCATCAGGATTAACATCTTCTTTTTTATTAAGAGTTCCTTCAGAAAGATTTTGCTGAAACTTTAAAAATTCCTCTTCTGTAGCTAATTCAAGATGCCCACCCCTTAAAGCATTTTTCATTTTAACAGATCTTTTCTGTTTAAAAGATTTAAGCTCTTTAACTTCTCCCTTTGCTATATCGAATTTTGAAAATGGATCAGCAAAACAACGAGCATTTTTTCCACACTTAACAAATGTTCTTTTTTTAGCCATGATAATATTTTTTAATTTAAATAAAATAGTCTAAACTCACAATTAACTTGTTATATTAACTAGAGTTTAGACCAGATTATTTAATCAATAGTTACATTCTGATATGGATCAACATCCATTTCAGTAGGTAATGGATAACCGGAAATAGCTTTCGAACGATCGATAATTAAAGCTGCATCAGTAAAGAGTTTTGCAAAACCGGTTTGTAAAGTAACATAAAAAGCTTCTGTTTGATTTGATACTATCCTTTCAGATTCAACTTTCATCGGCCATCCATTAAATTTAATAATTGCAGATGTAGGATCAAGAATAATTGCCTGATTATCAGGAACATTACCATGGATATAGAAATTAGTAGCCTTTGGAACTGGGGATTTAAAAATAAGGGTTTCTTGAGGAGCTCCCATAACCGGAGTTTTAAATTCTGTCAAATCCAAAACATCAACAGCAATATCTTCTCCCCCGATAAGAGTGTTAGGTACACGACCCATACGACCCATCCTTACCCAGATTACGAGCAAATCTTTATATACAAGAGTAGTCCCAGTAGCAGTTCCTACAACAGGAGCAGATTCTGAACCATCTACCTGTTCTCCATTTATAAGACAATCAATAGACAAAACATCTGTTGCATGACCCAACTTAATTCCAAAATCCCTCATGAAAATAGAAACAAGGTTTAAAGAAGCATAATAAACTACTTCATCTGTAAGTTTAATACCTCTACCAACTTTCCAGATACGGAATTCTTTCGATCCGTAAGAAACTGTTCCCAGAGGGATAGTTTCCCCTTCTCCAACATAACGAGGAGCAGCATCAGACATATTGATATGCGGCATAACTTGTTTCAATCCTCTCATTTGTTCTTCCCCGGCAATAATGTTTGGATAAATAGGTGCAGCTCGATAACCCAATAGAAGAGCAGTTCTGAAAATTTCCGGAATAATCCAACGAACATCTACTTCAGGTACTGTTACAAGATTCTGTATAGTATCTGTAGCCGGATCAATTCCCAAATCTGCTAAAAATTGTTCCAAGGATACGTTATGTTTTTCTTTAAGAACTTTTTCAAAAGAAATATCCTTTGGATTATCTTTATGAGACCTGATAGCTTCAGCTGTCTTTACTATGTCCTGTACTTGACCCTTAAATTGACTAACTTCATATTTTTTAAGATCCATGATATAAGGTATTTATAGATTATTTTTAATTTAAAAAGGTACTGGTCTGGTAATTACAGGAGTGCAACCCTTATAATATCCCCATCATCACCCCCTTCAAGAGCCCATCCGATTTGGGTTGCATAAGTAACAGTATCATCATCAATAAGAATATATCCTGTAGTAGCATTATATACAGCAGAAGAACCAAGTCTTACAGGACCTGCAGCTAGTGCATTAGTTTCGCATTCTGCAAAGACAATTGCATAAGCTTTCATCATTACAGTAATAAGTTCTCCTGCTACTCCATCATGCATTGAAAACCCAATTATCTGTTGAGTAGTACTAGATATACCAGCAGCCTGAACTATTCCATCATCAGCTATTACAACTGGCTGACCTTTATAAACAGTTTGTCCGGTATTAACCTCAAATTCCTGAAAAAGTTTATGACTTTCTGATTTGAGAATAATTGTTTTTGTGTCAGTTCCAAAAAGATATGGCATAATATTCCGATTTTAAATTATCAAATATTTTTACTTATAATAATACAAGTCTAGTTTTTATAATAAGGCCACCCTTATAATATCCCCAATACCCCCAATATCCAAAGCCCACCCGATTTGATCTGTATGATCTACAGATAAATCATCTACCAAGACATATCCTGTAGTAGCATTATAAACTGAAGAACTTCCGAGTCTTACTGGACCGGCGACTAATAAAGCTGTCTCACATTCTGCAAAGATAATAGCAAAGGCTTTCATAACTACTGTTGCTTCTTCCCCTTCAATAGCCTTATTAATAATAGTACCTATAATCTGTTGAGTAGTACTTTCGGGTTGAGCAGGGGCAATTTTACCATCTGGATTTAAAATTACCGGTTTTCCAATACTCAAATGATTTTGATTATAAGTAGGAGTAATAGTAGCTTGACTAGCACCTAAAGTTACTACTCCGGTTATAGCTACAAAAGGATTTTCATTACTGGCAACTACTAATTTTATTTTTCTACTGTTAGCTCCAAATGTTACTGCACTTTCTACACTAACAAGAGCTTCAAGAGCAGTCTCTATTAACCCCATAGTAGTGGCATGATCTGAAGTAAAAGTTACCTGAGATATAGCAACACCGTCAACAGTTATATTTATAACGTTATCAGTTACCAAATCAGCAGAAAATGTAAGAATAGCTACATTATCTTCTACTGTGAAAGTCTGATGTAATTTATGACTCTCATGCTTTAGTAGAATAGTTTTTGGAGAAGACCCAAATATATAAGGCATAATTTAAAAGTTTTTAATTATTATTTATCCTGCTTTTCTTTCATCCAACTCGGAAGAATTACTTCACCAACCCCAGAAAACTTATCAATAACTTCTTGGTTAGTCTTTTTAAGAACATCTTTTTCACCATCCTCAACTGTTCTTGCACTAGCTCTGGTTACATTAGTTGAACCACAATCGACACATTTAAAATTAAACCTCCCCTCAGTAGCCTTATCATATTGCTTATAAAGAGACTGAAGAGTTTTGTAATCAGCACTTTGAATAAGGGTGAGAATATTTACATCCTCTTTTCCTTCTTCAATAGTAAGACCATAAAGTCTTTTGGTTTCAGCTTTAAGACTATCAATAGCAGCTTGACCAGTTTTAGCCAATTCAAGTTGTGCAACCAAGTCTTCTGGAACTCCTTTTTTAAAAGTTCTTAAACTATTAATCTCAATCTCAATAGCTTCAACCCCTTCAAGATCAAGAATTTTAACTGGTTCAGGAACTTTTTCAGCTTTTGCTTTTAAAACTTTATAATCAATAGCACCAAGCTTTTCCTCATAATTTTCTTCTGTAAGACTATCTTTCTCCAAGCCAAAGAAAGTTTCAAGAAATCTTAATACATCTTCCATGTTTTCAAAATTTTTATTATCATTATTAATAGTTTCAAGTATTGTAGTTCCATTTGTGTTAATTATAACTTCCTCAAAATCCCCAGCTTCAAGATTTTTCCAATCCCAACTATAATTTTTAGCTTCATTTTCCTTAGCTTGATTATCTGATAAACCATATTGACCCCCAGCATATTGAGGATTAATTATTTTACCATCTTTAATCTTTTGAGCAAATGGATCAGCCCCATGAGATACTAAAGAAGTTTCATGATAAGCTTTAACATCAGTAACGATTTTTTGAATTAATTTTCCTTCTTTGTCAAAAGTTCCCAACCTATTAAAAAAATCCCCATCTTCCATTGTAGGATGGGATTTTTTCCAAGCAAAATTAACTGTTACTGAATTAGAATGTATAGATGGAGGATCCATCATTATCCCTCGAGCTATTCGAGGATTAGATTTACCATCAATTTTTAATGTAGCATTTATACCAGCTGGTACCTTAATTCCATTAGCAGTATAAGCATTCTGCCATTCTACATTTTTAATAGAACCAATTGCATTACCCACAGCAGTTTCATGATCTATATGAATTGTTTGACCAATTAACTTATACATACTCTTTTTAAGAACATCAGTCGGAAAATAAATAGGATTAGATGCAGCATGAACTGTTACATTAGAAAGCATCCTAAAAATAGGTTCAATAAATTCAGCATCTTGTGGATTTAAATCTTCAGCTTTTACATCTGGATAATATGTAGAATAATTTGGAGTTGCTCTATCGAATAAACCAAATTGTTGAATATCCTGAGGTTCGTCTTCGAGTTTTTGATTTACCTGAGACATTTGAACAGATTCGGGTTTATGTTTCATAATAAGAGCATGCCCTGAGTTAAAAGTTGCTTCTTCTAAATAAACTAGGTGTTTCATATCATAATTTGCATTTGACTTTTTAGCTATATATGCCCGATAAGCTCGATCAGCAGCTGCTTTAGATGTATACATGCATGGCCCAGTTCCAATTCTCCACTTCCCATTTGAACATTTATATACTGGCATAATAAATAAGTATAATATAAGAAAAAATAGTATTGTTATCTATTCATAAGATCTATTATGAAATTTACTAATTCATCAGCTGTAGCTTTTTGTTCCCCTTTTTTAGGTTGGGATTTGGCTTTATCTCGAATCTTCTTATCAGACTTATCATTTTGATCTTGACGTTTTTCTTGATCAGACCCTTTATCATTTAAAGGACCTCGAGGTTCTTCTGCATCAGGTTTATCATAACCAAGTTCATCAGCCATTTGTTGCATACCAATAGCTCCAGCCATATATTTATTATAAACATTTCTAATCTTATATTCTTGAGCTTGTTGAAATTTAAGTTCATCAGTAATAGTAGATGGATTAAATTCCACTTGTAAATTCTTAAAATCAAACCCAGCTAATTTTAATTCAAGAGTATAACCAAGTTTTAAATTAGCTGCTACTAATTTTTGTACATTTTGTAATTGAGATAACATTTTTGTAAAAATAATATTAATCCCAGTTTCACTTCCCTTACGCCCTGCCCCTATAAATTCAGATGCCATTTTTAATCCATTAGCAACCTGAATTTCATTAAGTTCATAAATATCACCAACCCCATTAAGATTTTTAGTAGTAGAATTAAATTCAAACTCATGATCTTCTTGATATCCTACTACTACCCCTTCTTTAATACCATCAAGAACATTATCTTTAGCTTCAGTAAGAACCCTTATTAATCTTAACCTATATTGATCATCACTTTCACCAGTTTTTTGCCCAGGTTTTGCCATTAATAATTGAGTAAATCCTAATAACCCGATTTGTTTCATAATAAATCTAATATTTTTATCCATATCACCTTGAGTAGTTAAAGCATTCATAGCCGTTAAATAAGGTGGTATACCATAAGGAATATCAGTATCTCCATTAAGTCCAAAATATTTAAATGTAATAGGATTTAACTTTACATATTTTTCACCAATTGTTTCTCCTGTATTTGAATCTTGTTTTTGATACGGGAAAAATCTTAATTTCTTTTTATTCCATTGAAAAACAATAGTTTCTGGGTTAACTAAAGCAATATGATTTATTCCAGTTTTATCATTATTAACAACCCACTCATTAGCTAATGCCCCAGCTATCCAAATTTGGGAAATCATTTTATTAACTAACCCATTCATCCCAGCTACACCATCACCCCATTGAAATTGTTTAGTATCAAGATGAAGTCTCATTTTTTCCTGTTCTTCTGAAGATTCACCTTTATCAAACTTAACTCTATGACCAGTATTAGTTAACTGAACCATATCGTTTACTGCTACCCCAACATCAGGATTAATCCAAGAGAGTTTTCTTATAACAGGAATATAAGCTGAAATATAACCTGGAGTGATAAATGTAACTTGATTTTTAACATCAACAAAGGCATCGGTCCCAAAAGTAGGTCTACTTGATCTACCAGGAGGAACTATTGCCTTATTTTTTGATATTGGCTCCGACTTTGGAGCCATACTTTTTTTCTTTCTTCTTAACAAATCAAATATAGCCATGTTATATATAATTTCTAGTATTGAATATTAAAATTATTGTGGGGCTACGACAGTTGTGGTTATTTTCCCCTTTCGAATAAAATTAGTAATTGCTTCACCTAATATACTATCATCAGTGTAAGTATTCTCATCTTCTAAAATATCCCCCTCTTCAGTACCTCTAGAATGTTTTCCCATAGCCATAGGTCTATTTCTCTCATCATAAATAAAAGTATAAGCTTCTTGTACAAAAAATTTATTAGTAATCATAACTTGATCATTTCTGATATCTTCTTCTAACTCATCAATTATAATAGGCCTATTCCTTCTATCTGTATACCATCCTGGTAATTTACTTTTCTTTGGTTTTGATTCTCCTTTTTCTTTTAAAAATTTGGTTGTATAAAATAAATTAGGATATCCAGCTTCTTGTATTTTTGTAGTTACTGATAACCCTATATCATTACTTTCAGGAGCTACTACTGCTTGATTATATTTAGTACCATAATCCATTAATAAATTTGCAAACTGACCTACTGCTATTTTACCTTTAAAATAAGCTACTTCATCTCCCCCACGTGTCATAATAGAAAAGGCAGAATAATCTTTACTCCTACCAGTTGCAATATCAGCACCTAAGTAATATTTTTCTTTTGGGTCTGGTAACTTAACCTCAACAAGGTTTCCCCCTAATCTAATTCTATGAATTTCTAACTCAGTAAGAAAATCCTCAATAGCTTTGATATCTGTAAGATCAAAAACTGAATTACCAGAAGTAAGAAAGTCTCCATCAATTTCTTGAGCTGTTCTTCTTGGACCCAAAGCACTTGACATAATCCTATACCATTCATCATCTCTTTCAGGGTGCATTCTCCAAAATAACCTGATTGGAAAAAATTCATTTCCACCAGCTACGGCATCTACCCATTGTTTATGATAAAAATTACCAACTCCGTAAGGTGTAGAATTTAAAATTGCTGATCCCCCAGTTGAAAGGGTTGGAAAAGCTGCTGCCCAAATTTGAGTAGACCATCTAACAATTGCTGCTTCATCAATAACAAGAAGTGAAACTGCTTCCGATCTACCAGCATCTTCTGTTGTAGGGATACTAGAAATAGTTGATCCATTTGAAAATTCAATTTCTGTACTAGTCCCAATCTCTCCAGGTCTCCCGTTAATAATCCTAATTTTCAAAAAATCAGGAATATTACGATACATATACTTTATTCTCCTAAGTACCTTTTTAGCAACCCTGTCTTTGATCGATATTATTTGGATATTTTTATTGAAATGAAACATTGCCAACCAAAGGCAATACATTGAAATTAATTCTGTTAATCCAGCTTGTCTAAATTTTAATACTATATTGAATCTATTTCTAAGGAAATAATATAAAACAGATTTTTGATACTCATAAAGGTCAAAGTTAACTTTTCCTCTTACAGGATGGATTACATAAACAAATTGAGAAAAATAAAAAGGGTCTCTGGAGACCTTTTCTATAATTTTAAATTGTTCTATTGTAATACCATTACCTGATTCAATCTCGACTTTTGCCATATAATATGAAAGGGATAAAAAAAAGGAGGATTTAAATTTCTGATAAGAAATAGGATAATATAAGAATATCTTATATTATCCTATTAATTATGAAGAGATTAGAAGGTTTATTAGATACTTATTATATCAATATTTATATGGATGCCTGAGAGGGCGGATATTAAAAATAAATATATTATTATTTTATTTAATAATATATTATTTTTATATCGCCCGAGGCACCCTAAAATTTGAAAAATTGGATTTTTTAAAGAAAGGAAAAAGGAAATCAGAAATTAAGCCTTTTTCTTTGATTTCTCAGTCTTTATTCCTTTCTTTATAGGTTTAATTTCTGATTTATCTGGGGATTTATCTGAGGTCCTAATATTAATCAGTTCTTCCTGAACTTCTTTAAGTGCTCGGATCAGGGGCGGATAAGGAAATGGGTCAGATTTATCTTCTCGGACTGTACAATGGGTCCATATTCCAGGAAGGTGGTCCTTAATTACTTTAGGATTAAATTCGAAAATGGTTTTAATCTCATTTTCAAAACCTAATTTAGGAAAATCTATAGTATTTTTACCTATTAACCATTTAAGAGATTCAAGTTGGTTCTCACTATAAGCATGCCAGTATTTAAACCCTTTCCATGGTTTATCAAATATATATACTTCTTCATCCGGTATAATTGTGTATCTCATTTTATTTGGCCATAAAGGATAAAATCTGAACTCACCTTTTTCAGAATAAATTGGACCAGCAGATACCAATTCTATATTGATACTGTGCATTTCATGCCAATTATCATCCTTCTTAATCCCTAAATGATATGCCCACATTTTAGGATCAAAACATTCTATAATGGACCCATCTCTATCAATTATAAATGGAGTTCCTACTCTTTCAGGAGTAGAATTCCACCATCTCCAAGCACTCATAGCATTAGTACTAACAGTATGATGAAGAAATTGGGAAAACTTTTCATACTCTTGGGTAAGGTATTGCCCATTAGTTAAATGTTTTTTTATAGTATCCATTTTTCGGATTTTTTAAGTTGTTTATAAAACCAACGACCTATTTCGTATGGGGGTGTTTTAGTAACTGTTGTTCTACCTTTATTAATACAAAAACCTTTCTTATCTTTATCCATCCAAATTTTAAAAGTATCCGGAATCCCTTGAATCCTTGCTAATTCTCTTGGAGACATTTGTAAGCCTTGATCATTAAATTGACGGTTAGCTTTACGAGCAACAGCTGGATAACCTTTATCAAGATTTCTATAAACTCCGGGGGCTGTAGTAAATTTCTTATTATTAACTTGCCACCTTTTTTGTTCTGGATTATTTAACCAATATTCTTGGATTTTTCTTAAGGTTATTCTAAATCCTGCATACATAGTAATAATATCTGAAATATCTTCTCTTATATGCCCAATCTCTAAAATTTCACCTTCTCTTAATCCAATTAGTAATTCCTTACATGTTTTAAGTTTATTTATCTTATATACATTAAAAAATTGGTATTGTACTTTCGATAAATTATTACCAAAAATTTCTTTCCTTAATCCAATGATAACTAATCTTATTCGAGTTTTTTGTGAATTACCCCACTCAGTTACTGATAATGAATGAAAGATTAATTCATAATTAGGAAAAGATTTCTCCCAGACTTCTTTTGGCACCATTTCTAAAGTCTTTGGTAGATTCTCCATCATAAAAACTTTCGGTTTATAATATTTTAGTCCTATTAAAAATAATTCAAAACTCTCATCTTTCATAGGATCTGAAGTTTTTTTAGCTCTACTATAAGCTAACATAGAACTATGACCGCAGTTAGGAGCCCCAACTATAACATCGCATGATATAGCTCGAGTCATATCTACTGGGTTTGTATAAAGTGGTATATTTGGAAAATTAAGTTTCCACTGTATATCTTCAGGGGTTTTAAAATTAGAACGAATTTCTATATTCCCAATTAGATATTTTCTCATGGGATAGAGTATGACCCCATTTCCTCCACAAATTCCTAATATTCTCATGTTTTTAAGAATTTTAGTCTTGCGAATTAGATAATATACTATTTTAAATAAAATATCATGGAGGAAGAAATTAATACTTATTTTTCAGATATATCAAAATTATTAAATGGTCAATTAAGGGGACCTATTAATAAAAAGGCTAGAGAAGAAAATTTAGAATTAATACAATTAACTATTAGTGATGTTTTTGAAAAAGGTTATAATTTAGGGAAATCTGTTAGGGAAAATGAAAATAATGTGGATAAATTAAAATCAGAATTAGGTATAAAACCAGAAAAAGATGACGATAAAGGATCTTGAAATTCTTTTTAGAAAAGAAACTGGTATGTATCCACCATTCAGTAGATTTATAAATAATGGTGATATAAAACGAAAAAAAATAGCTTCAGAAAAATCCTATATAGAATGGCTTAAAGAAAAATTCTTTAGTAATGGTTCAATCAAAAGTAAATAGATATCTAATTGCAGGTTCAATCTTATTAGACCAAGAACTTATTAAGCTCGGTTATACTCATGTTAGTACTAAGGGTGGTGGAACTAATGAAGTTAAAGAATTTAGGAATAAGGATAAAATTGTATTAACAGGTTATTGGAAAATAACCATTACCCATATTGAACCAACGAAAGAAATTCAATTATATTCGGGGTTTTCTATTGAAGATCAAGTTTTAAAATTCCTTACAGAAAGAAACCTTTTTGAAATAAAAACAGAAAAAGATGACAAACCTATTTCTGGGAAATGAGGGAGCAATTATAAGTGATGATAAGAATTATCGTTATGCTCTTTGGCGTATTTGGGATCATAGATTAAAACTTATTATGTTTATCATGTTGAATCCTTCAACAGCAGATGAAAAGAAAAATGATCCAACTATTCATAAATGTATTACTTATGCTAAACGTTGGGGATATGGTGGTATTTTGATTGGTAACCTTTATGCCTTTAGAAGTACTAATCCTTTAGCTCTAAATTTTGAATCTAATCCAGTTGGTCCAGATTGTGATTTTTATTTATCTGAAATGATAAAACATGTTGATTTAAAGATAGCTGCTTGGGGTAATAATGGAATTACAAAGGGGAGAACTGATAAAGTTAAATCACTTATGGGTAAATTGCATTATTTAGAATTATCAAAATCAGGTAATCCAAAACACCCATTATATCTTAGAAAAACTCTAAAACCTCAGAGTTTCTAGTATTTGGAAAATATTACACCAAAAGACTATTATTATATATAACATTATTAACTAGATATGAGCAAAGCTTTAATAGATACTGATCCTATGCCTTTCGGAAGATTCAAAGGAACTGCTTTGGCTAATGTCCCAGCTTCGTATTTACGATGGGTTAAAGAAAATGTATATAAAAATCCATCTAATGAAGGTTTATTTAAATATATCTATGAAAATTGGGATGCAATTTCTAAAGAATTGGAAAATGAAGAAAAGGGTAAATCTGGGTCCTAGTTTAGGTAAAAAATATGTTAAAATTAATCAAAAGACTTGGATTGAAGTAAATGAAAATATTCCTGATGAACAAGCTATTGAAGAATATTTAAAAAAATTAGAGAATAGAGAAAAAAGACCAATAGGTAGACTTATTTATAAAGAAAAAAAGAATGGCTGATGACTTTTATAAATTTAAAGAAATCTGTGATAAACTTATAGAGCATGGGTGGAGTACTCCTAATATTGCTCGTGAAACTGGTTTATCTACACCAACTATACATGGTATTATTCATGGTAGGACAACAAATATTCGAACTTCTACTATGAATAATATTAAACGTTTTGTAAAGATCCATGATGAAGATCAACTACATAATGGGGAATCTAAATTTTCAGTACAGAAAAAAACCATGTTAGAAGAAGTAAAGGAACATAAATTTTATTCTAATATTGCTAAATTATTGAGATCAGTTCCAGAAGGATTAACTGTTAATGTAATAATAAAAAAATTATGAAATTTACCATGAGACTAATCCGTTATTTAACCCAAGATTTAGTAGATTTAACTTTATTCACCTTTTTCGTTATAGTTCTTATCAAAAACTTTATTGAAAAATGGTATGAGATTAATATAGCTATTCTCGCAGCTAATATTTTCATTATCCTTTATATTCTCGGAACAACTTGGAGAATAGGAAATTTACGGGATATTGCAAATGAAATAATAAGAGATAATGCTGTAAGAAAACGTCTAAAATTAAATGTATTTTCTCTTAGGTATAGACGTAAGAAAAAATATATAATGGGTTGGGTATGGTATATTTTAGTTACTGCTGTTTTTGTTTATGTATTATTAATTAATAAATAACTAATGAAAAAATTATTGATCTCGTTATTAATCCTTATGGGTATAAGTTGTTCTAAATCAAAAGAGGAATCAAAAGAAAGACCTATAGAATATTCACCAAAATATAATTATGGTGTTATTACTGTTGAACAGGGTTTAGCAGAAATACGAATCTATAATAATGAACCGTTTGCCATTAATTATCCCTGTTCTTATGTTTATGATTATATCCTATTAAGAGCTGATAGTTTTGTTGTAGGAGAAATATATTCTGCAATACCATATCAGATTCCAGCAGAAGATAAATTTTTTAAAGTTAAGATTGATGAAAATGATGTTTATTTAAAGTTCAAAAGGATTAACTAATAGGATAATGGAACCTACGAAATACGAGATAATAGTAAATGATCCAAAATCCGTTCGAAAGATACAAAGAGTAGTTATCATTCTCGATCGGATAGCTGGAATGCTTGATAAACATAAACATATTCAAATCGATATAACGGTTATTCCAATTAAAAAACGATGGTATTATTTTTGGAGATAATAAAATCAATGAAAAGGCTATTATTTGTTTTAACAATTATATTTTTACATGGGTGTATTAAGATATATCAAGACCCAGTAATTATCAAGGAAAAGGATACAATAGTAGTTGTTTTGCCATCCGATACAATTACCTTACTATCTGATACAATTGTGATTCATGATACAGTATTCCCTCCCCAAATTGTTTATGCAGTAAAAGATTTGGATGGTAATGGCTATACTGCTGATACAATAGGTGATCAGATATGGCTTGGTGAAAATTTAAGAACTACTACATATAATGATGGTACCTTAATTCCTTATGTAACTATTGGGGACTGGTTTTATGCTTGGGATGCGTATTGCTGGTATAGTCAAAACCCTAATTTAGGATATGGGGCATTATATAATTGGTATGTCGTTAATACTGGTAAGTTGTGTCCTATTGGGTGGCGTGTGCCAAGTGATGATGATTGGAAAACTCTTTTTGTTTATTTAGGAGGAACTGCAACTATGGTCAAAGGGGATACGAATTTTTATTATTTAGGGATTGGAGGAAAACTTAAAGAGACAGGAGAAGAACATTGGCAAAGTCCAAATACTGGAGCAACTAATAAAAGTGGGTTTACAGCTTTACCAGGAGGGGGTATTTTTTTACTTTCTTTTAGCGAACTTAGTCAAACGGCAATCTGGTGGACTTCTTCTCCGCCAACTGGTAGGTATTTTAGTTTAACATGGGTTTATGTAAACTTTAATTCAGATAATGTTTATATGGATAAACATGGGTATAGTTGGGATAAGGGATTTTCGGTAAGGTGTATTAAAAACTAAAATTATGGGACAAAGAAAGATTTTTGTAAGTAGAACAGGAGTTGAATTGGCAATAAGAATGCTGCCTAAAACTACCGAGATGTTTTTTGAGATAAAAGACGATGATACAATTACTTTTGTTTATTTTGATGAAAAAGATACTGCAGATTTGATTCGGGAATTGCAGAAGATTAAAAAACAGATTGCAAAATGAAAAAGCTCTTTGAATTTATTGCGAGCCTTGTGTTGTTTGTGCTGGTCTATTGCTTGGCCGGGATTGTGAAAGTAATATTCATAATCAAAAAGTGATAAGCAATGAAAGAGATTGATATTCCAGTAAAAGAAAGGAGAATACAATGTGAATATTGTGGGCATACTATGCCATTAATGAATACTCCTTATGCTTCAAATCATTATAGATTTGGTTTTAAATGTTGTGTTTGTAAAAAAGAAGGCTGCGAAGAATGTACGACATGGTTTACATATAACGAAGTTAAATATTTATATCATGGAAAGTGTGAAAAAAAATTACCTGAAAGAGTTTTAAAAGCAATAAAAGCATATAGGAAGAAAAAAGATAGGAAAGATCTACAGCATTATTCAGATTATCCTTTAAATCATATTTGTTAATAATTAAACCAATAACACAAATAAAGACATGACAGCAGAAGATAAAAATTGGTATAAAAAAAAGTTCTTTAAAGAATTTAAAGAAATGGATATTAAAAATAAGGATATAATTAAGCTTTGGGACGCTTTTGATATTATTGACAATGTTGCGTTTGATTATAATACAGATGCTAAGAATATATTAGCTGTTTATTATATTATACACTTTCCATAAAATTAAAAATAAAACAATGACAACAAAAGATAAAAAACTGGCAGAAGAAATTTATTGCGAGTCGGGATTATGAAAGTAATATGTAAACTTAAAGAATAAATTGTTATGGGAAGAGAATTAAGAAGAGTTCCCGCAAATTGGGAACATCCAAAAAATGACAAAGGTTTTTATCAACCAATGTATGATGAGTTTTATGGTGATGCAATTAATGAATGGATTAAAAACCATAAAAAATGGTTAAATGGCACTCATCCAGATTTATTAGAAAATCCAAAATTAAAAGAAGAATATCCCTTCTATGCAATGTATGATGGTGGACCTCCTGATATTGAATATTACCAAACAACAAAATACTCAGAAAAAGAATTGACACATATTCAGCTTTATGAAACAACAAGTGAAGGTACACCTAAAAGTCCCCTATTTAAAGTTGATGAATTTGAAAAATTATGTGAATGGGCTGCTAATCATTGTACAACATTTGCTTCTTTTACAGCCACTAAAGAAGAATGGATGGTTATGCTTAAAAATGATTTTGTACACCATAAAGAAGGAAATGTTATTTTTATGTAGGATAAAAAATGAATGAGATGAAAAAAAGAATGATTTTAGTAATTATTACGATAGTAATATTACTTTCCAGTTGTGCTTATCAGCAGTATCGTGCTCAACAGTTCCATCCTAATAAGAGGGATAACCAGATCAGGAAATGTCAGGTTCATAAGAATTCTAATTCGATGCGAGATTATTACAAACTCAGGTAATGGAAGTGTTAACTAAAGAACAATTCGATCTTCTTCCTGCAGGAAAAGTTTTCGCTTCTGGTGTCCTACCCAATTCTCCAGAAGGATTATTTATGACAGATTCAGGAGGAGAACTCCGGTGGGTAGCCAAAAAGGGACATGGAGACGATTGGGCAATTTATTGCCATTGGTCTTCATACACAGTGGAGTATATTACTAAGTATGGAGATAAAGTAGTAACTAGAAAAAATATCCTTAAATGTATTGATTGTGATCAAGAAGTTTTCAAAGCTTATAGATACTGATGTCAAGATTTAGGAATCACATACTTTTTTTACCTTATCGTCAAAAGTCTATGATAGAAGTACGGATAGAGTTTTGGGAATGGTTAAGTTTAATTTTTGTACGTACGAGAGAAACCACAGAGGGTCGATCTCAAACGTACAAAATCTCAAAAGGTTCCAAAGATTATGGTTAACCCCCTTTGGGGGGTTGCATACTTATAAGCAAGGGAGTTAAGATGGTTAGCTCCCTTGCTAGTAGAATATTTAGTAGTAGTTCATAAATACTATTAATTAATAATTCTAGATTGCTAGTTTTTAAACCAATGTTCTTCACAGAGCACCTAATATCAGTTATTATGGAAAATTATAATGAAAATGAAATGGTTGAGTTCGCCAAATTTGCAAAGAACTTCACTTCACCTAAGAATCCTAAAGAAGCCCTTAATAAATGGAAAATCGTAAGGTTATTCGTTAAGAGGGGTTATGTATGTAAAACCGGAGATCGGTTTGCTAGAGTAAAGCCTGATGGTAAAATTTATTCTGTTTATGAAATGGCTTGGTGTTATCGTAGTGCTGAGCGTATTGGAGTAAGTGGAAAATATTTTCCTAGTGCTTATAATGTTAAAACTCATTATATGAGGACTCCTATGAAAGGGGCTACTCCTTATGAGACTCCTATTCATATCTGGACTATAGAGATGTTTCTTCAAGCATTAAGGTACATTCCAACAGATCAGCAAACTGAAGAAGGGGATTGGAGAGATAATTTGTATCGGGTAACTGGGTATTCAGATGATTTAGTTGAAATCCTATCCGAGTTTCCGATACCTATATCCTTATTTAAAGGGCAATCTGATTGAGAATAAGGATTAGAATTAAACACGTATATAGGCCCAAATTTTTGTATTTTTAGGCAATCTAGGATTTTGGGGGCCCCAAACAGGATTAGAGGGCTCTTTTTTTGTGAGGTAGAAGAGCTTTTAGTAGTTTTGGTTGCGAGCAGAAGAGCTTTTGGAGGTTATTTAGGGCCTTATTAGGATTAGGATTAGGATTAGGATTAGGATTTGATGATCTCTTAATTACGCGTAGGGTTGTGGTTTTGGAAATGGCATACGGTATCAGTATAATTAAATTTGATTAAATAAAAAATGGGATACAGATTGTATCCCATTTATAATTAAGGGGTTAAAAGATTTATTCCTGGGTTAACCTTGCAAGGGCATTGTATCCCTTGTCCAAAATTCCCCGTTTCTCGGGTGATTCTTTAATCGAAACCCTGGTATAATTTTTGCTATCCCTGAGGTTAGCTTGATTAAATACCGTAAGGGCCTGAGCATGAGCAGATATGGTCTTAGCATTCTGCTTAGTTAAGATACTGTGCAACAGGGATTTGCAGAGGGATAATTGCTCCCCTCTTAATTTTCTTCTTGCTTTCTTAGCATTGTCCCCCAACGCATTGGCATTCCAGATTTCCCTTGACTCCATCCCTTTGGCTATCAGGGAGTTAATGTTAAGGTTTTTAAGGTCATTTGCAATTTCCTCGATTGCAATTCCCTGACTATCAGGGAGTTTGGGTGATTTTTCTGTTGTTTTCATGATTGCATTTATTAAATGGTTAAAATTAAAATACAATATAAATTTAATAAATCCAAATCACTTTTGCAAGGAAACCGCATTATTTTTTCATTGTTTCGAATTAATCTAAATAAGGCCTTTATGCGGCCAGACTGGCTTCAAAGGCTTAAAACGAGGCCAGACGGGCCTATTGGCTCGAAGCTTAGCTCGCAATGTGGCTCGAGGGCTTTATAGCTTGAAGTCCTTGAGGCCTTATCTTATCTTTTAATGATATCTTTACTTTCCGAGTTACCAGCCGAAAAGGCCCTATAGCTCTTTAGCTCGAGGACACAACGAGGCCCCGGAGCTGGATAGCTTCAGGGCCCTAAAGCTTAATGGTTTAAGGTAATTCGTCTACGTCTACTATGTCTATTTTTCGTCTTTTAAAGGAGTCTCTATCAGGGCCTTGTGGCTTCTTAACTGATTGGTTATCAAGCTCTAAGGCGGATGAGCCTTCTTGGTCAGGAGGCGATAAAGCCTCGGTGCCAGATCTCCTTTCTCGGATGTCGGAAAAGTCCCCTATTCCGTATTCCTCATACAGCTGATCCGCTGCTTGAGAGAATTCTGATTCTGATACAGGAGTTTGGTTAGCTGGTAGACTTTTGTGATCTTTGACTGGTAATTGTTTATTTTGTATTATTTCGAGTGCCTGATCAGGAGAAATAAATTGATTATCCTTAGAAGGAGAATTATTTATTAGTTGAAGCACGTTAGTTGTATTAGTATTAGATGTGAAGAAGGTTTTGTAAGAATCTATTAAATTCTTGTTGGAGTCGAGTAGGATTTTTAGGGCCTTAGTGACTTCGGCTGATATAAATGGTTTGTAAGCATCGCCTTGGGATTTAATGAGTTTGTCTACCTGGTTAGAAATTAAACCTCTATCTTGTATTGCCCAAGAAGTAGATAAAGTAATAATAGATTCTAAAGTATTTTTTATGTTTTCGGGGCTGGCTAGGCTACCCATGTTGGTACCCAATATGGGTAGCCTAGCCAGCCCCGAAAA